ATGAGCATTAGCAGCTTTCAGGACACAATGCAGCGCATCAAGGATGCTCCGAAGGACAGCCCGATAGCTGTTCTGCGGTGCAACACGCTCGGGTTCTATAACCCGGTATTTGCCGACACGGAAATAACGCGGGAGATGATCCTGCATGGCGACCCGAAGGTGATTGGCGTTTACCACGGCGGAATGGACTTGGCTAAGGTGCGGGCCGAGATTCTGGGGTGAGGTGGGTTAGATGTTTATAAGGTGGAAAACCGACGATTATCTCGCGACCATCGAGCCGATTGAATGCGTTCGAGAGTCGGAGGAGTATGTCTGGGTTCTCAAGCACGCGCCAGAAATGGCGGGCGGCAAAACTGAGGAGCGGAAATATCCGAAATGCGGGGCGATCCGCAATTACCACGACACGTGGAATAAGGCATCGGCGTTTCTGATTGCACGCATTGGTGGCGATCTTGAAGATGCTCGCGAGCAAGCCGATCTGCTGCAGGCAAAGTACGAGACAGTGGTGCGCATGCGCAAGCCTGACGATGCTTAAAGGTAGGATTGCAGCCAAGGTAGACGGTGGAGATTCTTGGCTAAGAGGGCCGGAGGGGCTGGAGATGACACGAAAACCTAACTTGCATCACGAAGAGCCTGCCCCTCACGTCGTGCTGGGGGCGTTTCGTGCAGCCGCCGCCATGTTTGGCGTAGATGCTGATGATCTTGGCGCAGTGATTGAGGCGTTCAAGATCGATCTAGTGTATGAGTTCACGCACCGGCAATGGTACGCGGATTGTGCTTCGCGCGACGGATCGAACAACCGGGGGATACATTCCGAACTACGGATGGCGATTGCTCACGCCGTGGCGGATGCGTTTGCGATTGAAGTGAACTTCCGTTATGGTAGGATTCCATCCGGGGAGGGGCCGCATCCGTCAAAGGCGGGGGTAGTGGACAGGTTTCCGCGCTCGGGCGCACAACGACGAAGAAGGAGGGGTTGAGATGAGTTCAGGCCGAAGGCTGACAGAAGTGAAAATCGCTACGCAATGGACGTACCCGGATGGATCTCCGCAATTGCCAACGTATGCAACTTACGAGGCTGGAGCTTTTGATCTGCGAGCAGCGGTCAAGTACCCGACGCGCGTTGCCAACTCGCCCATGCTCATCCCTACTGGAGTCTTTGTACAGTTGCCGCCGGGCATGGTGCTCTTGGTTTGCCCGCGTTCAGGTCTTGCGCTGAATGACGGGCTGACAGTGGTGAATGCGCCCGGTATCATCGATTCGGATTACCGAGGCGAGATCGGCGTGATTGTGCATTGTGTCGCGCCGGGGGCAAGTTCGGTCATCACTCCGGGCATGCGCATCGCACAAGCTCTGCTTGTCGAAAGTTGCAAGGCGGTGTTCACTCACGTCGAAACGCTGGACGAAAGCGCACGCGGAACTGGCGGGTTCGGCTCTACTGGAGTCAACTGATGGACACGTCACCAGATCGTGTGCAGGTTGGCGGGGGCCACTACAAGACGATGGCGTACCAGCCGGGTCATTTCTCTGAGGATATTTGTCTTTCTGCCTTAGAGGGCAGCGTCGTTCGGTATGTGTCGCGCTGGCGCACGAAGAACGGCATCGAGGATTTACGAAAAGCCGCCCACACTGTTGAGTTACTCCGATTGTGGAGTCCTCGCAACGTGCGCCATGTTGACAGCGCTCATGCCGTTGGCAGCTACATCGCCCTCAACCACATACGTGCGCAGGAAGCTGCAGTGATTCGAGCGATTTGTGTATGGCGCTCGGTAGATGACCGGCGTGTTCAGGATCGTATTCTGGATTCCATCGTGGAGAGCCTTACGGCTATCATCGAGAAGGAGGGCCTTACATGCCTGCAGTTGACATAACCAAGAAACTTGAGTCGTCCGAGTTCATTGTTCGGTTGGTGTCCAAACGCGATGGCAGTGCTGTTTCGCCGTACACGTGGGATTTTGTCGGGGTTCAAGTGTTCCATATCCAGTCACGAATCTGCGTTGAGTGTCGCGACCATGACGATCCGCACCTTAACTTGCGGGCTGCACAAGATGCTGTTCGGCCGTTAGTTGATGCGTGGAAGGGAATTGTGGCCCGGAGAGTGGAGGGGTAGAATGAAACCTCCAACCTAACGGAAGCGCCGCAATGAATCACAACCTCATCCTCAGGCTAGTGACGCACCCTATTGTAACTGTGATTGCCCTTTTGGTGCTGCTTCTTAGCACGTTCTTGTACGAGCCCGAATTGAATTGGGTTGTGGTTCTCGCCGTGCTCTATCTTGGCATACCACGGATTTGGCTAGTGCTGAGCTTCGGACATCCGGTGTGCCTCATGCACGTATGGTGGTTGTTTGTCCTTTCTGACGAAAAGGACAGGCATAAATTGTTGTTCTATCAGGAGTCGATTTGCATACTGCTTACTGGCTTGTTCGTTGGCTTCGCGCACCAAAACCTTGCGATCTCGGCAACCTGCCTATTGTTGACGGTGCTTGTTGCGGCGCATCTTGCGATGGTTGTGGAAACAGTTAGGGACATGAATCGCCAGCCTAAAGTTTACGTCGATTTACTTGCCGAAGCCGGGCTGCTCAAGGATGATGAAGATGCGTAGGATTCTTCTGCAGAAGCGAAAGGAGGAGCCTCCTTCGCTAGCTGCGCTAGCGGCCCGTGTAGATGTTCTGGAGAAGCTGGTTCTGGAGCAACGCGCGGAACTGAACAAGTACAAGCGATCTATCGAAGCTGCGTACTATTTGGTCTGCATGGTAGCGCAGTTGTTTTCATCGATCAGGGCTAGGTTGGCGGCTGTGTCATCTATGTTTAGCCCGCCGAGCGAGGTGGCTGCACCGAGCCAGCCGTTTGATGAGGCGATGAACACAGTGGTAACGACATCCTTGCTTGAGCTGATGAGCTACTACGAGGCGTCGTGTGGCCATCTTAAGACCGTAATTAGCGATGAGTTCTGCGAAGTTCGCACCACTAACATGAACGACTTCTGTGAAGCAGGTGCCGATTTCAAGCAGCAAACTGATTCAATCGATAACTGGGCGGCTGAATGGGTTTTGGACCCCAGTGCATCAAGTGGGCAGGCTTCGGCCCTAGAAATCTGGCGGTTGTTCGTTGACGAGGACGCCATATACGCAGGTCAGCGTGGACAATCGTTTAGGCAACCCATCCGCTATTCGTGGGTTTCTTTGTTCCAGAGAGGCTTAGCCCGGATGTCGGCCGCTTATGTGTATAGGGGCGATCGCGACTCTAGCGGTCCGGCCGTCGAGGATGTTTTTCGGGATGACGTATCGAACGGAGGGGTCTTGTGAGCGCTGCGGGGCTACACCCGTTTACGCGCCTCGGAAGACATTCTCTGCTCTATGATTACCTTTTCCACAACAGCATGTTTGTGCACGGGTATCGCAACATATTTGCAGACGTTAGCAGGATACAGTTCAACGGTTTTGCGTTGGCGCAGTTGGTTGATGCGATTGTTGATGTATTCGGCGTGGCAAGTATGACATACGGGTTCATCTCTGATGAGGTATCGCGTCGGATTGTCCGGTGGAAACCGGGCCATCTTCCGTCATACCACAGATGGGACGATGGTGCAGCGGTCGATCTCGTGCTTCACGAGCAGCTAGGCTGTAGGCAGGATCAAGGCGTTTGGTCCACTGGCGATGATTGGAGATCCTCACCAGCGCGGCAGTCGCTGGATTTGCAGGAGCGGTTTTGGGATAGACTAGACAGGATTATCACCTACAGCGAATCGTCTGCAATATGTGTTGCAATCCCGGACGAGGGTAGCGTCGCGCGGCAGAAAGCCTACTACAATCTGTACAAAGGCGTAACTCGTCCGTTGTTCGTGAAGGGCGTTGGGCCGAAGGTTGCGTCTACAGCGATGTCGGCTGTCCAGCAGTATGGCTGGCGCGGCGCTGGATACCCCACCTACCATAACAACGGCTCTCGCGGCAGTCATCACTATCGGCTGGGTAAGTACTTGTTGCTGTCGGATGTGGTACGTCGTTGTGAGTATGTATGGCCGGTATCGTCGGCCCCTATAGCGCCGTTTCGGCTTTCATCTCGTTCTGACGTAATGGCGGTTCGTCGCACTGCTCGCGAGTTTGATGCAATCCTCGAACTTGTCTATGCTGCGCAGCGAACGCAGTCTGATGACTTGTATCGCGTCAGCCCGGTTCTCGGGTGCAACGGGGATTACTCGAACGTTCCTGTACGGAGCTTGTATTCGGTTGAGTACGCAAACGATCCCGCCATACTAGACTGGACCAATGGTGGGGCCATGCTGTTCGCGGTTAGCGCGTATTGCGGTGTTAGCATTGCCGAGCAGGCAGATGCTTACTTCAAGCAACATCGGCGTGCGGTTCCGGTCTTTGTGAAAGAAGTAGAGTATGATGGCTCTGTGTTTTCGGTGGTTGCGTTTCGGTTTGCTTAAGCAGAGTCTGGGGGTTGCATGAAGTATTTTGCACTTTGTTGCGTTGTAACTGTTAGCAAAGGGAAGACTGAGCGCGTACACGTACAGATTGCCTGCGATGCGCCAACTAAACAGGCGGCGATTGCTATTGTTAGCAAGTATCGACCAGCCGACGAGCGTGCTTGGTGGAATGAGAAAAGCACCATACAGGTGCTTCAGGTTCAGACAGAAGGGGAAATCTTGTATGCTGGAGCCGGTAACATTCAGCGCAGACGCCGATCACGGTGAGGTTATCTTTGCCGACTTCTCGGAATACGTTACGTCAATACGCGACGCTGGGACGCGGGCTAAAGAAGTTGCAGCCTATGCTCTGAAGTCGGTCAAGATGCCTGCCAAGAGCAGCGCGTTTCAGATTAGCCGAGTTGCGGTGGTTGCGCAGCAGACTGCCGTCAAGCAGCGCTACGAAACATACTTCACTGGTATCGCGTTTTCGGAGCGATTTGTGACGAAAGTGGCAACGTCACTGGTGCATGGGCTCCCGCGCGGTTCGCTGGCACTCATACTTCTTGTTCGCGCATACAGGACGAAAGGGCAATGGTGGGTTACGGCCTGCTATTCCGACTATACACACCCAGTGTGTCTTTGGCGTTGTAATGCGTTGCCTGCATGGGCAACGCACCGAATACGTGCGCTTACCTATCGCGGTTCGAGGCTGGGCGAATGACGGACTCGAAGCGGCCCATAATCACGTACACCGCTCGCGCAAGAGGTTCTGTGCAGGAGAGACGTGAGGACTTGGTCGCACAGCTTCAGGTACTGGACGAACGGATTCGTGCATTGAAAAGCGATTTGCGTGCCGCATCTAACGACGGGCAGGTGCGAAAGTCACTATATCCGACAACCAAGCAGTTCACGGCGTTTGTGGCGAAGACACGTCATTTGTTGCTGATAGTGGGCGTAGAACGCTCAACGATTTGCAAGCAGATAGCAAGGTGTAACCGTATCCTAAACGAGGTGCGTAAAGATGGTCGGCGGTCCAGTGGCGGTAGAACGGGCGTACCATTTAATGTTGGCAGCTAAGTTGCTTGAGCTTTACAACGCAGAACTGCACATCGATAATATACGCACCGAGATAGTTGCGTTAAGGGGAATGCTTTGTGAGAGCGCGTCGTCGGAATACAAAACCGCAGTTGGTGGCGGCGAAGCCGGTCGGGTTTGCCGACAAGGTTCGGGAGTTGATCTCAAACCATGAAGCCGCCGCCGCCGATTGTGCGCGGCCGGAATCGTACTTCACTGGCATTTTCAAAGTAGCGTTTGGAAACGACCTTCGCCTTGTTAGAAGGGCGCTGACGTTCTATGAACCGCCCACGGTTACTCGTCCAGCCCCTACCCGCCTCCGGCAACGAAGACCGCTGCAATCGACTGTCATGCAGGCTGCAGAGCCCGCCAATAACACCGTTTCGCGTCTACGTCAACGTCGTCGCGCCAAAGTAGTTGATGCGTAACTGAAAACCAAGTAGAATCTGTCTACTTGGGCGAAGTAGGTTGGGCAGATGTCTGTAAGTATCTTGCCTGTTTATGCTGCAACAGTCGAACAAGTGACATCAGGAGATGATTTGGTTCTCTTGGTGGATCTTGGCGTAGACAACCTGTTCAAGAAAACCCGCGCGCGCCTGCATGGCGTCGATACGCCTGACGCGTATAAAGCCCCTCGCACCACGCCCGCTGGGCAATGCCGTGAACTTGTTCGCGGGTTGACCCTGAACAAACGATGCACCATCGAAGTCCATTCGCAAGGGCGCAATGGCTGGATCGTAACCCTGTTTGTTCATACCGGAACAGGCAAGCTCAACGTTAACGATCACCTAAGAACGTTGGGCTTTGTCTATCAGAGGCTGGAGGCAGTAGTTGATGAAGCCCCGCAGACGTAGTCGTTCTAATCTGATGGTTGGAGTCCCGAATGAGGGAGTTGCAAACGTTAGCAATCTACGCCCAGCCGCGACTGGGGTTATGAGCTTGTCGCCGTCTGGCGGCAGAGCTGTTGTCTTTCGCCGCGCTGATGGCGACGGTAGTAGGACGCTTGGGGACATCAAACGAGCCGACCAGTCTAGGCAGGAGATGCTGGACGGAACTTCTGGCTTATCACAACTTCTCGGCAACAATGTCGAGATGCGTCCTGTATATCAGTTCGGGATTCTGGACGGGCTCTTTAGCAAGAGCAACGTTTTGCGACAATGCGTGGATGCTATGGTCACGAATATAGCTGGGTTTGGCTATCGAGTCGTGCCATACGACGAGGATGTGGATATTGACCCTCGTGAACGCGCCACGCTGATGTCGTGGATCAAACATGCGAACACCGACCGTTCGCTAGTGCAGGAAAACCGGGCGCAGATATACGAGTTCGAGAAGTACGGACTGCGCTATCTTGAGGTTATTCGAAACATTACCGGCCGTCCAACTCTGCTGCGCCACGTTCCGGTATCGACCGTGCGTATTTTGTCGCGCCAGAAGACGCCGGTACGGGTAACGAAAACTGTGCTCAGGGGCGGTAGCAGAGTTTCTGTCGCAGAACTCAAGCGATTTCGAAAGTATGTGCAACGGATCGGCGCAACGGTTGTGTACTTCAAGGAGTACGGCGACCCCCGCACAATGGACTATCGCACTGGCGAGTACCAAAGCAAGGCAGGCGGGAAGATACCGGACAAGTATCGTGCGACCGAATTGATGCACCATAAGCAGGACTCGGAAGACGTGTATGGAATCCCGCGCTGGTGCAGCATGTTCAAGATCATTCTCGGATCGGCAGAAGCTGAAGAATGCAACCTTCGATACTTCGAAGACAACATGGTGCCTGCCGCAATCATCACGATTTCTGGCGGACGGCTCACGGCTGATTCCTTCAACGAAATCAGACGTGTAGCTGAAGAAGGCGGGCTCGGTAAGCAAAACCAGCTTATGCTACTTGAGGCAATCCCTGAGACAGGCGGTATCGAAGACCACGGGGTCGCCCACATCTCAATTGAGCGGCTTGCCGATTCGCGGCCAAGTGACGGGCTATTCAGCGTGTACGATGTCGCCAATCAGAACAAGGTGCGCTCATGCTTTCGATTGCCGCCTGTTCTGCTCGGGCAGAGTCAAGACGTTTCGTTTGCAACTGCGAATGTCTCCACTTTTGTGGCAGAGATGCAAGTCTTTCAGCCGCAGCGCATGGCGCATGACGACTGGCTGAACAACTCGTTCGTCAACAGCGAGCTAGGGCTAGGGCTTCGCACCGTGAAGCTGGAGTCGAAAGGACCGCCGCTGACGAATCCGGGCGAAGTTGTAAATGCACTTACTGCAGCGAATGCGATGGGTGCTCTTACCCCTCGTTCTGCAATTTCGATCATCAATGAACAGATGCAGGTATCGATTCCGCTCTACCCTGAAAAGGGGCAGGACGGGTGGATGGACTGGATGGATCTTCCAATCCAGATTGGTGTGCGTAAGACTGCTATTGATGCGGGCGGACGGCTGGATCAGCCGAGCGAGCCGCGCGAGGAATCCGCTGTGCGAACTCCAGATATAGACCTAGTGGAAGATGGGAAAGGAGTTGGCGACGTAGGCGCGAGACGCAATCTGACGAAAGGCCGACCACGACGTAGGAGATCGCTCAATGGCTGAGATATTCAAGAACAACTTCGCTGTAACCCTAGCGTCCGGTGTAGACACTGACGATGTAGAGTGGACGTTGAGTACCGGGCACGGGGATTTGTTCCCAACTCTGTCGGGCGGGGATTACATTCGCATGACGGCGGCAGTCGGATTCCCCGACAATGAAACCTCGTGGGAGGTAGTAAAGGTCACGGACGTTACTGGCGATGTAATCACCGTCGTTCGAGCCCAAGACAACACAACCGCACAATCGTGGTCGTCGTCAACTACCTTGCAGCATCGCGCTACGGCTGACGCCCTTTCGGGGTTTATGCAAGCCGCTAACGCTGCGCTTACTGGCGAGATGAATGCTGCAGACCAGACGGTAAAGCGGGCGGTTTTGAAGGACTACGCCGAAACACGCTCTACGCCGACTGACTCTGGCGGCACTACTACAGTCAACTTCGAAGCCGGTAATGTGGCGCACATCACACTCACGACAGACACCACAATCGCTTTCAGCAACCCGCCTTCGTCTGGCGTCGCCGCCCATATGACACTGATATTCGACCAAGACGGCACCGGAGGCTGGACTGTCACGATGCCCGGCTCCGTCACAAAGGGCGCGCTGAACCTGAACCTGAACGCTAGCAAGCGAACCATTGCCACACTCATTACTCTGGATGGAGGTTCGAGCTACACGCTGATGAACTCGTTCAAGGAGACGTAATGCCGAAGATCATGCTTGGTGTACCAAATACCGGGAATCTACGAACAGAACTGGTGCAGTGGATTCTCCAATCTGGTATCAGGAATGTGTTCTTTCCACAAGAGCGGCCGCACGACTACTGCAGGAACGTTATCGTAAATGAGTTCTTGCACAGCGGTTTCGATTTTGAGTTTTTGTTGATGATCGACAGCGACGTTGTGCCAGTTACTGACATTTTGAGCATGGCGCAGCACAATGTTTTGGTGTGCTCTGCTCATGTCTGTATGGCGCGTGGGTTGGAAAGGATTCCTGTAGGTTTTGTGCGTAATGAACAAGGCGGGTATCATCACGATTATCAACATTCCCAGCCCGGTTTGCATGAAGTTGATGTAGTGGGGACTGGGTGCGTTATGATTCGTCGTGACGTATTTGCAAGCATTAGCAAACCTTACTTCAAGTTTCCATACGACTCGGACGGAAACAGGGTCGGTGGCGAGGACTTCAATTTCTGCGAACGGGTTCAACGAAGCAGCGACCGTCCAGCCATTTACTTCGACGCTACTCAGCGTTGTCTGCACTACACTACAATTGCGATTTAGGAGACTCTCGATGCCTCTTGGATTCAAGGCTCTGATGGCTGCGGCGATGTCTGGGGCATGGCCTCCGTGGCTGGGCGAATTGAACAGCACGGCAGGTGCAATTGTCGCACTGACAATCAGCAACAACCACGACGCTATAACTTTCGATGGCGACAACCTGATAGTGAACAACAGGTCCGCCAGCGAAGTTAAGACGCATTCTGGCGTTACTGATACGGTCAGCAGTACGTGGTCGGAACCGGGCGGGATTGATGTGTTCGGTATGGTGTACGACGGCGACAACATCATTCTGGGCGATTCGGCAGAAACCATTTGGGTGATGCAAGGCAACTCCTCCACTGTTGACAGTTCGTTCAGTGTATCTGGAAGCCTGACTGCATTGGCGGGAGTCGCCTTCGACGGCACAAACCTCATAACATGCGATGGCACGAACGACAAGATATACGTCCACGCTGGCGTCTCGTCCACCGTTACCACCTCGTTCGCTACTCCTGCGAGCGATATTCGCGGCATCACCGTCATTGACGGCGACTTGTGGTCGATAGACGAAGAAACCAACCTGCTCTACCACCACGATGGTATAAGCTCCTCGGTGTTGGAGACGTTCCCGTGTCCGTTCGATTTTGGAACTGATGCGGGGATGTCGGACCTCACGTTCGACGGCACAAACATCATCACCTTGAGCAGGTCTGAGGCTCGCGCTTATGTTCACGACGGCAAAGGCGCGTATACCTTCCCTGATGCCCCGCCGTACTTGGGCAATGGGGCGGGCAAACCCAATACCAGAATCGCCCTGCCCGGCAGTGACATCACCGCTGCTTGCCTTACCGCAGACGGAGAGAACATCGCGTACTATGACGGTACGCTGGACAAGATTATCACCATGAGCGGCATTTCCGGTTCTGTGGCGAGCAGTTTCACCTACAACAACGCGAACTATGTGTTTGGTATGGTAGTGCTCAATGACGATTTGTACCTGCTGGATGGAGCAAAGAACGTCCTACACATGGACGGCTTTTCGTCAACTGTACTAAGCACTATGAACGTCACGTCGCTGAGTACTTATGTTCGTGGGTTGGCGACCGATGGCCGGAATATCATTCTTGGCACTACGGGCGCTGCGGATCTGGTCGGTACGCTGAACTTAACACGGAACTCTCTCGCCGAGACGTTTTCTGCACCGTCAACTAACACCCGGCAAGTGTGTTGGTGTGGCGATAAGCTGGTCACGGCAGATAGCGACGCCAACAAGCTGTACGTACATACTGGGCGAACCGTCACTGTCGAAGACTCGTTCGCGTCGCCGAAAGGCAACGATGTGGAGGGGGTAGCGTTTGATGGCGTGAACCTCATCACTATTGACAACGCAGACGGCTATGCGTATGTGCACAACGGCTTGATGCCGTTCTGGCCTACGTGGTTTGCGGCCAATAACGGCTCACAGAACACGAGCTTTTCTACTCCGACAGCGACGATTCGTGGTATGTGCTTTGATGGTGCGAATCTAGTAACGATGGACGACACCAACTTTTACGTGCACTCAGGCGTGTCTTCCACAGTAACGTCCACTGTTGCGCACGGACTCACGTCTCCGGTTGCGTTGACGTGGGATGGCACGGATTTGTGGGTTCTTGGCGGGACCACTCCCAAGGTAGTGAGCCGGATGACGGGCAAGACATCGACTGTGCAGAGCACGTTCGCAGCCCATGAGTACGACTTCAGCAGTATCGTGTTCGATGGGCGGTTCGTTGTGCAGGCATATCGGCGGACCAGCCCTGCGGAGACAGGCATCTCGTTCTACACAGGTGCAGGTGCGGTAGATCATACTCTGTCTCTGCCCGTCGGCGAGACCGACACAAAACCTGCTGCTCTTTCGTATTACGAGGGCGATCTGCTTATAGGGGACGAAAACAACGACAAGGTGTGGCGGGTCGATGGGAAGTCTGGCGCAGTAATCACCAGTTTTGCTACTCCTGCGGGGGACGTCTCCGGGTTGGCGTATGTTGGGACCAATTTGACCAGCGTAGACATCACCACCGACAAGGTATATGTTCACCCGGGTGTGGCTGTGTTTGCTGGGTAGTTGTAAATACGGCGCATCTGTTGTATCGTTGCATACGATTGCAAACCTAGCGGAGCGTGTAGTGGCAAAGACAACGCTGAAGTTCAAGCCGGTTTCCGGGGAGCATGAACGGCTTGTATTTGCTGAAGTGCTCGTGCCAGACGAGCGTAATGTGTACGGCGATCTGCACACCGCTGAGAACATCCGTCAGTTCGCCTACGGGTTCATGATAAATGGGTTCCAGATTGATCTGGATCACGACAACAAGGATGTGAGCGACAAGATCAGGGTAGTGGAGAGTTTCATAGCCCGTGAGGGGGATTCGACGTTCATCACTGGGGCTTGGGTCATCGGTATTTTAGTGCTTGACGACAAGATTTGGGGTGATATACTGTCCGGTGAGCTGAATGGTTTCTCCTATGAAGCTCTGGTGTCCAGTCTCGAAGTCGGGGTAGTCTACCCAAACCTAACTGAAGCTCGTGGGGTAACGTACCCGTCCATCCTAGACGGGCACGTGCACTCGTTTTCGGTTGAGTTGGATGATTTCGGGCGCGTTGTTCGAGGAGAGACGGCCGACAGTGTCGGGCACTTGCATACGATAGCAAGCCACACGTATACTGATCTGGCGGCAGACGAAGCGGGCAGGGTACATCGACATCGATACACTTTGTTTGCAAACGTGAAGGAACAGCTTAATGGCTAGTTCAGATTTCAGAACGCGAAGGCGTCGTGGCACGGTACGACGCGAGGATCTACCGTCTACTGTAGACGGCGTCGATCTGAAAAGCGCCAAGCTCCTAGAGCTTGAGGAGCCTCGGTTTCTGTCTGTAGTCAAGACCCCTGCCAATCGCAAAGCGTTCAAGATCGTGCGAGGCGAGGATGGTGACGTTCTGCTGTCGCGCTCGCGTCGGCGTCGGCACCAGACCGAGGACATGGTGGTTTTAGATCTGCTGCCGCTGAGTTTGGTTTTGCCTTACGAAACTGCCGAGGAGGACGTTGGGAAAATCCTTGCGGAGTTTGGACTGCCACAGGAGCAGTACGAGGTAGTACGCACCGACACCGCGCTCTACCTGAAACGTAAGCAGATCGTTCAGACCGCTTCCGACAACGAGCCCAGAACTGTTTCCATTCCGGTGCGGGATGGTTTGGTCGTGACGGTGGATGGTGCGCAAGCAGAGGCGTTGCTCACGAAGTACGACAACGCGAGCGCGTACTTGTCGCTGGACCGTGTGGTCTTTGCTTCCGACAATCGTGAAACCGCAGAAGCGTGGCTTGCAGCAAACGCTATAGCTTACGCCGCAGAAGACTTGATCCCGCAGGGCGACAAACTCGTGCTTGTGCGGCATGACCGGCCGAAGACTGCCATCAGCGAAACGACTGCGTTAGACGACAATGTGACTGTAGTCATCTCCAGAGCCGATGTGGAGGACGACCTCCCGTTTGCTATCCGCCCGTCTATCATCAACGGTTCCTACGGATCTGATGGGTGGGGACACACGTTTTTTGTGTCCGCGATTGCTGACAAGCACTACACGACCTCCGTCGAAACCGGGGTGGAGCTGCTACAATGCATTGTACGAAGAACGCTGTTACATTCCGGTGAGGAGCCGGAGATGCGCGCACGTATCTTGAAACAAGTTCTTGACGAGTTCTACGCTTGGGCAGAGCTGCTGTTGTCGGCTTTGCCCATTGCTAGGATAGTTTCGGCCCAGCGCGGAGCCAGCGACAACGCTGCTACTGCTGCGTCACGAAACGACGATGGTGGTGCAGACAATTCATCCAAGAGGAGAGCGGCGACTATGCCTGCAAACGACAAACAGAAAGACTCCGTGGCTCGTGACGATGCCGTTGCCGACGCTACCGGGGATGACAAGGATACCGATCCTAGCAGTGATGCTAGCACCGACGAACTGATCCAACTGACGACAGTCCAGTTGGGGGAGATTGTCGAGGAGAGCATCAACGAAGTGCTGAATCGGCTGGTTCAAGCCGGAGGGCGTCCGTTCCTCAACAAGGATGCCAGTGGTGGGTTCAAGGCCCACGAGAAGAAGTGGGGGCCTCGATCCACAATTGGTCATATCGGCACTCCCACGGCTGTGATGGGGAAACGCGGCTCTGACACGGGGGCCGTCGATTCCGAGCCGCTGGATGACATTACGAAGGCTGTTGCCGGCCTCGCACAAGTCGTCGCTTCCCTGCAGACTCGAATGGATGCTCAAGACAAGAGCATCAAGGAAGTTACCGAGCATGTGGCTGTTCGAGCCGATTCGGATGACGCTGAGGCTGACGACGCTGTCGCACGCCCTGAACACGACCCGTTCCGCAACTCGTTCCTGCCTACGTCACTTACCCGACGTATGTACGGGAACTGAGCCGCACTATTCAACAATCCAGGAGATTTTGCAATGCCGACCAATGCTCGTGTTAGAGAAGTGCTGCAACGGGCCGACATCAGTCTTTCCGATCTGACTTCCAATGGGGGCCTGCTCCAGCCGGAGCAGGCGGATTCGTTCATCGACCTTGTCCTCGAACAGCCTACGATCATGCGGGAGATCCGCGTGCAGCGGATGACTGCGCCGACGATGCGTATCAACAAGATTGGCTTCGCATCGAGGATCATGAAGGCTGCGTCACAGACGGGCGGCGCTGACGATGACGGGACCAACACCCGCCACCTCGCGGCTGCAGACCGATCCGAACCGACTACGTCGAAGATCGAACTCACCTCGAAGGAAGTGATGGCTGAGGTTCATCTTCCGTATGAAGTTCTGGAGGACAACATCGAACGTGGGGATCTGGAGACGCACCTGATGCGGCTCATTGCTGAGCGAGCTGCGCTCGATCTGGAGGAGTGGATCGTCAAGGCGGACACCGCGTCCGGCGACGACTACCTCGCCCTGCAGGACGGGCTGCTGAAGTCGGCGACCTCCAACGTGGTTGACGTCCTCAATGCTGGTCCGACGCCTGACATGTATCGCGATGCCCAGCTCGCCATGCCGCAGAAGTTTCTGCGGAACCTGAGCAGCATGCGGTTCTATAACACCGTCGCCGACACGATTCGCTACCGCAGCAATGTGGCCGCGAGGGCTACCGGCTATGGCGACTCGGCCCTGCAGACGGCGGGCGAGCTGGTTGGGTTCGGCGTGCCGATCCGGGCGGTTCCGCAGATGACGGCCGACTTTGGCCTGTTCACGTTCCCGCAGAATATCATCTTCGGGATTCAGCGTGCGATCATGGTGGAGACGGAGCGCGACATTCGCGCACGAACGTTGGTGGTTGTGCTGTCCACACGGATCGATGTCGTCTACGAAGACGAGACCGCTGTGGTGAAGCTCATCAACATCAACTAACCTGGGGGAAGAATCCCTGCAGGCTTTCGGGCCTGCAGGGACGATCAAGGTGCAATCGTTAGCAAATTGAGAGGTGCAGTATGGCTCGCAGACGGTCTGGATTTGTAAGCGACGACTCAATGACTAATATGCCACCGGACACGGATGGCGCTAGTTATCTGACGATGGACGGGTCACCATGCCGAAGGCTGGTTGTCGCTTACGCGAACGATGGCAAGGTCATCACCAGGGGCATGACGATTCGTGTCGGTGAGTTGATGGCACAACGGCTTCTGCGCACGAGAGTGCTCGATCCTCGCATTAACGAGGATGTGCCTGTTTTTCGAGTTGCAACCCTTGAGGAAAGGGTGAGGTACTGGAAGGACAAGGACGTGCGTAATGTAGCGCTTGTTTCAGATTCGGCACTGGCGGCAGCGGCGCGTGAGGAAGCGATCAACATGGGGATCGCCGGACAGGAAACTGCCGACAGCGTAAAGCAGCAACAGGCGTTGGCAAAGCAGAGAAACAGCGCTCGCGCTGCGAAACCGTAGGTCGTTTGGATGAAACTAGCCAATGCAGCAGACACGCTGGCGCTCGCTGGTCTTCTGGAGCGTGCCGGGTCTAACACAGCCGCTGTGGAGATGGCGCTTGAGACTGTCACGTCTCAGTTGGCTAGTTCCATTCACACCGATTTCGACCGTGCAGAACGCACCGACTACTTTGGTGTTGGTGTGCGCAACATCGGAACCCGAAGTAGTCCGCAATATATCCTCAACTTGACGCAAGGGTTTCTCGACGCAAACGAGGATGTTTCTGTCTACGCTGCAGACATTGAGTCTGCGACTGAAGACGACGTTGGAATTGTCCGAGTCACGGACTCGAATGTGTCGAAACTGTCCGAACTGAAATATAGTGTTGACGCTCAGAAAGGACGAGTCTTCGTGTACTACCCCGATGTCATCGTAGGCCTACGTCGTACTGTTGCGGTTCGGTACACCGCTGGGTTTGCCGAAGGCGATGACGGCGTTGCAACAGGAGTACACCCGAAGGTCAAACATGCCGCGATGATCTTGGCGCTTCGCATGCTGCGGGTAGGGAGCGGTCCACGTCCGAAGACGAAGGATGAGTTCAACATCACCGACTTGTCCTACAGCGCGAGGGATGTGTATGCGTCCCTGATTCGATCCTTCCTAACCGGCGCAATTGCTGAGAGTTCTGAGGTCGGATGATATGGCCGCTAAGCCTGTACTACAAGACGCAGTAAAGCCAAAGGGCAAAGGACGTAGCGGGGCGTCGATTTCTGGGATGCGCCAGATTTCTGCCAATTTCAGGACCATTACGGCTGCAATAGGCGCCACACTTACCGACCAGCGTAATGTGGTTAGCGACATGCTGATCGAGCGCATACGTCGGCGGTTCACGACAAAACGAGACCTGAAGGGCCATCCGTGGAGGGCAATTGTTGCTGGTAACTTTCCACGCACCACCGCGCCGACAGGCGGTGCTGTCCTCCGCCCTACCAGAAGCCAAGTTCTGGTTAATACCGGGTTGCTACGCGACTCTATCAAGCGCGTTGGTAAGGGCGAGAGAACCCCGTTGAAGAAGAACACTGGCGCAGGTTTTCGGATTGGTGTCGTTGGCCCGGCCTCGATCTGGGGCACCATCATGCAGAAAGGCGGGATGTCGTTCTTGCCGGGTATTCGTGGTCATCGAATACCGCCACGCGAGTTTTTGGGCATCACCAAGAAAGACGCAGACGATGTGCTGAAGTCGATGCGTGACCAGATTCGAGACGAGATTCAGTCGTTGTGAGCAGAGTCGCTGATCTGCTCACAGAGTTGGTAACTGAGGTTACCGCTATTAGCGACTTCCGTGGCCGAGGGTACACGATTTACAGTATCGAAGAAGTCACGGACATGATCGAGCAAGGACTATCGTACCCGCTAGCGTGCGTCGCCTATATCGGAGCTGAGCCTGTCCAGAACAACGTAGTCGGGGCATCTGGAAAGGGGCGTGGTCCGGTAGACTCTGCCCTTGTAGAGAAACGGTTTTCCATTTTGATCGGGGTGGAGTATAATTGGGTAGATGCTGAGAACACGATGCCGGTGGCGACGGACTTGCTTGACGGGGTACGTGGTAGGTTGATGGGGTTCCAAGGAGTCGGCGGTCGCCCGTGGAGATTTCTTGCTGAATCTCGGCTGGATTCGAACATCGTAGGAGTGATCTTCTACGAGCAGGTGTGGGCGACCTCCTGTATCGAAAAGGGTAATTCTGTATAACACTCTGGAGATGGGATCATGTCAAACTACTACTACTCTGGTCAAGGGTCGCTGTACGTTGGCGACCGTGACGAAACCACCGGCAGGCCGGACGGGCTTGTTCCGATTGGAAACGTGCCCACGTTGGAGCTGTCCATCGAAGTCACGAAGGCAGAACACAAGGAGTCGGAGTCTGGCTCGCGCGGTATCGACCACACTACGATTCAGGAGACCAAAGGCTCGTTCTCGATGGTGCTGGAATCCCTCTCGTCCGAGAATCTGGCGCTGGCGTTTTTCGGGGATTCCACAACCGTCACTGGCGCGGCGGTTGTGGACGAGATCGTTCCGGTGACGACGAAGGGGGTCAAGTACCTGCTTGATCATGTCAACCTGAACGACGCTGTTTCTCCGGTAGTGGAGAATGAAGTGCCCACCACTCTTGTGGAGGACACGGACTACACCATCGACTACGTCAACGGCACCATCACGCTGTTGGAAGCGTCCGCGCAAGGCGTTCCAGAGGATCTGAGTGTTTCCTACACCTACCTCAGCCACTTCAAGGTGTCGGCGTTTACCAAGACCCGTGTCGAGAAGTATCTCCGGTTCGAGGGCATCAACACCGTTGATGGCGAGGCGGTGATCGTGGACATCTTCAAGGCCGAGCTGGACCCGGCCCAGAACTTCGGCCTCATCAACGACGACATTGCACAGTTGACGGTGGCTGGTACTATCCTGTACGACACCCTTGCGCTGGCGAGGGAAGGCTCGGCGTTCTTCATCGAGCGACGCACTCAAGCGGTATCGTAACGGAAACATAGCGGATGCGCAGAGCGCCCCGTGTGGGCGCTTTTGCGTTTAGGTGTACTAGGAGAAACGGTGTATGAGCGACGAACAACCAGACATTGATCTTCAGGCATTCTTCGAAGCTCTGATCGAGATGCCGGAGCCGGTCCTGGATGTAGGCCCGCACAAGAGTGTGCGCATCAGGCGGGTTACGACAGTCCAGTTGTACAGCATTATCGATCTTGTGAAGACGCTGATTGAGCACTTCAAGATCGGCGACTTCAAGGATTTGCATACGATAGCAACAGCGATGAAAGACCCTGCGGAGTTTTTCAAAGCGGTGCTGCAGGCATACCCAAGGGTAGTCCTGTTGCTGCAGGAGCTTACTTCGCTGTCGCGCGAGGAGTTGAACGAGCTGGAGTTGGATCATCTTCTTCTGGTTGCGATGGCAGTGTGGCGGGTAAATGAGAGTTTTTTTTCGAGGAGAGTGAGCAAGCTGATCCCGACGCTCTCACTCCAAAAGCCCGCCACGAGCTGATGATGGCGCAGGCTCGCGCCAGTCGCGAAGCCGGGAAAGGGAATAAGAAAGCGAGAAAGTTGACAAACCGACAAGCACTAGCGCGAGACATTGTTGATGGTGTAGTCGATCTGGTAGGGGCAGGATTCCGCGAGCACGATGTGCTCTACAAGTGGCCCTACCCCAAGTTCAAATTGATCTTGAAAGGGGTGCGAAGACGCTACTACAGACAACGGCAGGATTTTGTTACTGACATATCCTTCGCGGTTGCAGGTATCTTAAGCGGTGGAAAGAGTAAGGATTCCCCGCTGAAAGAACACATAGACACGCTGGACGCCATCATCAGGAGTGCCTTCGATGGCTAACAACCAGAATGCCCTTGGCATAACTGTCTTCGGGGTTGATGAAGCCTCGAAAGTCTTCAAGCAGGTTGAATCCTCAATTATTCGACTTGTGGGCGCTGTAGCGTCGTTGACGGCCGCTGTTGGCGTTATCGGATTCCCGATTGCCAAAGCCATCGAGTTCGAGAAGGCGATGGTGCTGGTCGGTAAGACTACCGGCTACACCTCGCAATCGCTCGATCTTCTGGCTAACTCGCTGCGCGAGATGTCTAGGGCTACCGGCATTGCCGCAACCGATCTTGCGTCTATCGCTGAAATAGCCGGACAGTTGGGTGTGGCTTCTCAGGGTCGGGAAGCCGTAGAAGCCTTCACTGAGACTGTTGCGCGGTTTAGTTCCGTTGCCGAACTGTCGGTGGAAGAAGCTGCGACAACTATCGCCAAGACAAGCAACCTGTTTGACATCCCCATCACGCAAGCCGAGCGGCTTGCTTCTGTCTACAACAGACTCTCGGATACTACGGTTGCCACTGCCGCAGAAATCGCTGACGTTACCCGGCGGGTAGGGTCTGCTGGCGGTCTGCTAGGAATCGTCGAAACTGCCGCGTTAGCGGCACAAGCACTTGAGCTTGGCCAAACGACTGAGGTAAGCGGTACTGCTATCGCGAAGACGTTCGCGAATATGGCAACCAAGGCAGAAGCCTTTGCCAAGGTGATGAGGATCTCCACAAAAGAGTGGGTGTCGAGGCTGGACACAGATGCGCTGCAGACGCTTCGTGATGTGCAGCTAAGAATCTCTGAGATGGATCGGGTTGCTCGCAGCACCGCTATCAAGGAGTTGTTTGGTGAAGGTCGGCAAGCCGCGTTTGCAGAACGCACCATCGAAGACGCTGCGAATGGCGGGAAGATTCTGACTCGTTCTTTGGAGGATGCTGCCGCTGCCTATCTTCTAGGCAACAGTGCGCAGATTGAGTTTGATAGACAGGCGTTGTCAACGTCTCGGCAAGTTGAGATTCTGACGGCGAAGTTTGTTGATCTTGCCGTGGCGGCAGGCCAGAAGTTTTTGCCTGCTATAGCCGATATTGTAGAGCGTTTGCATGCGTTTGCAGACGACCCTGCACTAAGCGACCGAGTTAACGCAATTGCGGAAAACCTGTTGCAGGCGTCCGAGACGTTTGCGACGCTGTCCGTGGCGCTTGTTACGATCTTGCCGGACATTGAGGTTCTTATCACCGCGCTTTCGCTTCTGTTCGGCGCTAAGATCATCAAAGGGTTGATCGGGCTGGCGCGGGCGTTCGGCACGATTACAACTACAGTCGCGGCAACAGGCGTAACAACAAAAACCTATGTAGGCATTGCTGCGCGTCTTGGCGACATTCTGGTAAAGGTCTATACGAAGCTCGACGACATATTGCTTGCGCTGCTAAAGCGGTTCCCAGCTCTGGCTCCGTTGTTGAATGGATTGCGTGGCGCTCTTGCGTTGATAGCTAGTGTTGTTACGCGGGTTGGGGCGGCGCTTGGTCCGTGGGGGGTGGCGATAGCGGTCGTGATTGCCTCCGTTACTGCGTTGTTTGCGTCGTCCACTGGCTTCCGTAACGCTGTTAGAGAGTTTTTCGGATTCCCGCCGGGGACAGCAAGCGAAGCGAACGCCAGACTGCGCGAAGAACTGGAAAAGAGCAAGAAGCTGTTGTCTGAGTATCAGGAAGCTCTTGTCGCAATTGGCGATGGTATGCCGGAAGTAGTTGTGCCGGACTTGGTGGCCGAAGGTGAAGGCATGTCCGGGCTCGAAGGGCAGGTAGAGACTGCAATTATCAACGCGAGCCGACTGCAACAGATTTTGCGCGGATCGGAGGAGCAGATTCGCGTTTACCGGCTTCAGTGGGAAGGGATTGTCAAGGAAGTGGAAAGCGTTCGCGCAGAGATGGCGAAGCTCGGCGAAGAATCGGCCGCGCGAACTCTGACAGTGAACACGCTTAGCGGTGTCGATCCGCTAGGCAATTCTACGCAGATTGCAGCGCTGACAGCCGATACCGTTGCGGCCGACGCGGCGATAGAATCCTTATCGCAAAAGTATGCTACGTTTTCTGCAGCGGCGGATGCGGTGCAGAACAAAATACAGGAAGCAGAATTGCGGCGGGCACAAGCCGCTGAGGTTCTGCAAAGACAAATTAAGGGCCTCGCTACTGTACTTGACGACGAGCAGCTCCTGTTGCTGACGCGAGCGCGTCAAGTTGACGCGGCACGACGGTTGCTGTCCGACGCGTCGCGCGGAACAGCGAAAGTCGAAGCTCAAGATACTGGATCTGTTTTTGGGACGGCAACCCTTTCGCAATTCGGTGAGGCATTGTTGAAAGCGCAGCAGGCCGAGCGGGTTATACGTGAGCTTGGTCCCGCAACCGATAAGGCTCTTGAAGGGCTTAGTGAGGCCATTGGCGGACCGGCAGTTTCTGCGGCGTTGGCATTGACGGAGGAATCGTGGAAAACAGTCACCGACCTTGCCACAAGGTATCGAAGCGAAGTTGACGCTGGTGCGCAAGCCGCACGCAAATCGGCACGGGACGAGTTGAGCGAGAACGTTCTCCGCGCTGCATTTTTTCGTGCCCAGCTTGATTCTATGGACGAGTTTCAGATTCGCGTCACATCGACCCAGAAGTCGATCAAGGGGCTGTTCGACAACATCAATCTGTCTGTTAGGGCTACCATTCTAGGTGCTCAGAAGATTGTTGATGAGCTTCGGCGTGGGGTGGAGGAACGGCAGATTGATCTGAAGGTTGACCTCGATCTGCGAGCGATTGAGGAGGATCTCGAACGGACTCTGAAGCGAGTTCAGCGAACTGGAATTAGGGTCGAAGAACGTACCGAGCTGAATAGGACGCTCGCGTCCGATAACGCGCTGCGGGTTAAGCAGAAAGCCCTTAACGATGCTGTTTTGCGGCAGCAAGAACGATACAACAAGCTGTTGAGGGACGCAGAATTGCAAACGAAAGCAATTCAGCGGGTACGAGAAGAGTTCGGTGAAGGGCCTAGCAGTGCCGAGGAGATTGAAACTCTCGACCGGATGAACAACCAAGCAGCCGCGCTAAATACTGCGCTCAAGAACGGCTACGACGAGCTGACGCGGCTGGTTCAGGCCGCATCCAAGGGCGCTGGGACATTGAGTGAGTTTTCCGGGGATCTCAGCGGAAGTCGGTTCACGATCTCGGAAGCAGAAATAGAGGCGATGGGCAAGCTATTGGTGGATATGGCTGCTGAGGCTGCGCCCATCACGACTCGACTAATCACTGCCGCGAACAACAGTGCCGAGGCGAACAAAGCTGCGGTTGAGTTGTTCAACAGCTTTGCTACCAAGGCTGACGATGCGACTAAGTCTGCCGCTACGCTTGCGGATCGTTTGGGGATTTCAAGCACACATCTACGTGAGATGGAGGCGAGCGCCAAGGGATTTGTCCAGCAGTTCATTGCCGCCAATGAAGGGTGGCTAGGGCCGGCGAACATCACTGCGTTTAATGAGATGCTGCAGAATCTGATAAAGGCAGGCAACACTCGTTCACGCCTCGCTGAAGGGCTGATCCCTGACAAAGCCGAAGTGGAGGGCCTCGCCCGACTTCTGAATGATTTGTCGGCTACGTCTGGAGAAGGAAAGGAGACGGCTCAGTACAAGTTGGCGCTCGAACCTGACCCGGAGGTGCTAGACACCGCTCTTTCGCGCCTGTTAGACAAGACTTACGAACTGCGGCTAAAGCCGAAGTTGACTGGGGATGTCGGTGGCATACTCAACGCGGAGGGGCTTGCAACAGGCGGTTTCGTTCGCGGGCCTGGGACTGGGACATCGGATTCGATACTCGCTCGCTTGTCGAATGGCGAGTATGTGATGGACGCGGCGACTGTCCGCAAGTTTGGGGCAGGGTTCTTCGAGTCGCTGCAGGCGATGAGCGGGGCACGGCGGTTGGGGCTACCGGCATATGCTAGTGGCGGGCTTGTCACCGGCGGGCGAGATATTGTGGATGTAGTCCTCAGATTGCCGGAAGGCGCTGCACGCCTTAGCGGTAGCCGGGACGAGGTCGAGAGGCTGAAGCGGGCTGTAGTAGCACTAGGTCGGGGAGGGCAGCGATGACTACCTACGTTAATGGGATAGCGTTTGGTGATATTACGCTGCAGAACCTCTCCTCGCTTGTTGTAGTGCCACTAAACAATGCGATGCAGTGGACAGACCGCTTCGCGTCGCATTCTGTAGGTTCCAGCGCTTACAGGACTCTTGGAGGCGGTCTGGTCGTTTTCAGGGCGGGCTTGCTGAATGGGCGAACAATCACCTTGTCCGCGACAAACGAACACGGGTGGTTAAAGTGGGCTCATCTTGAGCCGTTGCTGGAGTGGGCAGCTATTTCCGACTCCAACCAGCGGTTCAAGCTCACGTTCTTTACTGAGGAGTATGAAGTTGTGTTTGCACATCATGAGTCCCCCGCTGTTGATTTTGCGCCGCTGCGGGCGATGCAGTTGACGACAGACAACTGGTTCATTGGAAGTCTGCGGCTAATTACGGTATGATGTGTTTGCTATCATTTGCAATTGAAAGGATACCTATATGACGATTCTGGCTGCTGAAGTCAAGTTTTACCACCCGGAAGAACGTAGTGATGTTTCCACCAACGGCGGGCGCATGACTGCGACCGAATCCGTCAGCAACACATCCGGCAATCTGTTCCCGGATGTTCCACAGGCTGAGCGAATCGCAGGCAGCGAGAAGTTCAGGAAGCTGTTTCTGAAGATTGCAAGCGCGGGCGACGAAACGCTTTACAACACTCTCCTGTTCGCGAACCAGACGACGCCCGGCGACGATCTGGTTACGATGTTCTTGGCGACTAGTGGCGCCACCGACACGCAAGACGACATCACAGGCACCGAGGACCACTTTGGCACTGGCAAGCTCAACGCATCCGCTACTGCGGGGGCAACATCCATTACTGTTCTTGTGGAAGATGATTCGATAGATCGCATCTTCCGGGAAGATGATGTAATCCGCATTACTGACAAGCAGACGCTGGAGGACTCCGGGAACGAGGAGTTTTTCACCGTCGATTCGCTGTCGTATGTCGGCAACGTTGCGACGATCGGGTTGTCAGATCCGCTGGCGAACAACTACTCCAATACCGATACCTATGTGGGGTCGGGGCTGAGTCTCGGCGACATTGTCGGTGAGTATGACACGTTTGTAGTTACGTCAGGAGCAGGCGACTACAACGATGTTACCAACCCGATTGTTGTGAATAGCATTGGCGGCGTAGAGCAAGACTGGACACTGACGTTTACCAGCGCTACGAACTTCAACATTGTCGGTGATACGCTCGGTAGTGTTGGCTCGGGCACGGTCGGAGCGGGTGCGTCGCCAAGCAATCCTGACTTTTCGGAGCCGTATTTTACTCTGGCATCCGGCGGTTTCAGCGGGACGTTCGCCACCTCTGATACCATCACGTTCACCACACATGCGGCTGCTCGCGGAGTCTGGTTCAAGCGCACCGTGCCCGCTGGGGCTGACGCGATTGCGAGCAACACGCTCGAATTGATTGTGAACGGCGAGAACGTCTGATGGCTGAACGCAGTGTCAGCACGCATGTCGTCACGCAGTTTGGTGACGGCCTGTCGGGTGCGGATGCAGCAGAGCTTGAGCTGCACACGTCGAACGACCCGACAGGCGAAAACAGCCTGTTGGGTTGGCAGGCACTGCGGTTGTTCCCGAACGTTACTGGTGTTGTTGTGGTTGCATCCGTTGGCAAGGTTGAGTACACCGGCAATACTGGGCAGCTTGAGCGCAATGAGTACGTGCTCGCATCGTCGTCGGATTCGCTATCCACTCAGTATCCGATTGATGGCGGCAGGATCGCGGTGACAGTCAAGTTTGCCTACGATGCTGATGGGCGGGAGATTAGCGGAGGCCAGTTGAGTTTTGTGGCCCGCCCCAACAGTAAGACCATAACAGCGAACAGACCGTTCACCGGCGCAGTGCAGGTGGTGTACACATCATCCTACCGGATCTACAAGTATCAGCCACAAGGGGGTGTGTCGCGCTCAGGAACTGGTACAGCGATGTACCGAAACTACGGCACGGTTCTGGCATTCAAGAATCCGTCTGGTGCGGTTTTGGAGATCGAACCTCCAGAGCATGACGAACCACCGGCACGCGACAAGGAGCTGTACAGGGTAACGTCCGTTGTTCAGGTGAACGCCGCAGGCGCGTGGGAGAAACATCCGACCTACGATTCGGGGGACAAATGGGACGATGAAGACGCGCCTGATCCTGACAACGAAGATGCTTTGCTAGAGACGGAGCGGGTCCATGAAGTGGGGTACGTTACGGTAGCGGGTAGAGGGTATGTGTTCGCGACTAGCAAGTTCTTTATGGAGCAGGGACCGCCTGACTCGACATTCAAACCAGCATTGACGGTGCGGTTTTCGGCAGGCTCTGAGTTCTATGGCACGGAATGGATGGACGCTTACGACGCGCTGGATCTTAATGCGATAGAAAACGAAATCGTTAGCAGATTCCCCGGGCACGATATTTCAGGGCTGTAAGGAAGGTGTGCAGTGGCGCTAAAAGGGATGCCGTACCACCTATTCGGGCGAGTAACCCGCTTTGTGCTTGGCGGGCTCGTAGGTATCCTGATTTGGAACAGTCTGTCTTCTAACGACAGGCAGGCAGCATTCAAGGACGGCACATGGACTGTTGTCAACAAGCCTGACGTTCCTCACCGAACCGAGAACCTGTACTGGCAGGGCGACTATAAACTCGTAGGCGAACCGGCGGAACTGAAACCAACCAAGTTCCTTGGCTTCAGCGGCCCGGCGACCGGGCACTGGCATTCGCCGCGCACCGCCAACAACCACACCCCGTGGATTCTTTGGCACGGTAAGGCTTACGCTTGCAGCGTTGTAGTGTCTGGGTGTGCTATCGCTACAGTAACTGAAGGCGATCAGCAGGTAGACTATCTGGTTGTTGCATCGCATGCCGGAGCTTCAGGGCTACGGTTCTACAAACAAAGACTGTCGGAGTTCACTTCTGTAGTTTCGCTAACGCTGTTTCATACCGAACCTTATGTAGGTACTGTTTCCGCGACGCAGGCAGAGACGGTGTGGTTCAGCGGCGACGGCTTCAAAGCAGTATGGCTGGATCAGTCGGACTACAATATCAGTTCGGACGCGTTGCCAGATACTGGTGACGAGCAGCCTGGCCGAGATGACACCAGACTTAATAGAACTCGTGAATGGCAATTCACGCTGAACGCTACGCTCACGTCAATTACCACAGTTCAAGTAGTGGGCGATGCGCCTGCAATCTCTTGGTCGGACACGTTTGACGATACCACCGAAATTGTGAGCGTTACGCCTGCTCCACCTCCTGCCGACAACGAACACCGATACTACGAAGGCTACTTAACGTCAGACGTGTCCGTTACGTACTCACACACGCAAGTGTTGTGTTCGGTCTATGTCAACGACACGATCAGGCGTGTTTCGCGAACAGTAGAGTTCACTTATGAAAGTGAGTCATCCACGTTTCAGTCCTTCACGCGCGGGCACAATTCTGGGGCAGGCACCTACGATATAGGCGGCACATCCACAACCGGAACAGGCAGCGCGTCAGGGGCCGTGACTTTCACCTTACTCACTCCTGTAGGCAGTCGTGTACATGCAGGCACTCTCACGTGCGCGGAATCAGGTTCTGCGCAAGGGTATACGGAAGACCCTTACCAAACCTACCCTTCACTGTATTCTCGCACTGGTGAGACAGATGGGTTTGTGGCTTTCGACGGGACAGGAGTGTATGGAACTCCCCCTAGCTTCAGTTTCTACCCGAAAGTCCGGGTGAATGCGGCGATGGTGCTGAACCACATAGACGTGTACAACAACGTTTACGCATACGACTATTTCTGGTGTGAATACGGCGAAACTCCGTGGGAGTCGCCTAGCGGCGACATAAAGCACAACCACGTGACGGCCTTCAAGCAAGGTCGCTACGTTCTCGACTCAGCAGCGTTAACGTCTCCTGCCCCGACAGAACAGAACGGCGTTACCGAGTTCGAGGTGACTAATTCGTCGTATGAGTACACTTCTGAGTTGACGGGTATTCCGGGCGGGGAGCAGCCGCCCTACGTCTGGTTGCTTACTGCAATGGATGAGTTTCAGTACATAGCGCCGGGCACTACCCAAAGTAATTCGTGGTCGTATTCTGAGACGGGCACTCCCATCACGTGGTTTCTGCACTACGTAACACCTATGTCGTACCTTTCCGGCACCAGTCGAGTTAGTACACTGCCGTTGACTGGCGGCACTGTTCTCAGGAAAGGAACATCAATCAGCAACAATCCGGCGACGATACGCACCCGATACAACAAGTTTGTGGACTTTGCGTATGGGGCTTTAGGGACACCGGCTCAAGTGTTTGAATGCACCTACGCCACTAACGACGATTACGATGATGTAGTCGGTACTGATAGCCACTTCGTGCTACCGCCATGATGCTGAATGGGTATGCTGTAAATGGACGTGCACTTAACGGTGCAGCCGCGAGCGATCCGCTTTGGCGTGGCCGAAGACGGCAGATCAACGGCTGGGCGGTTAACGGCACTCCTGTTCTTGGCGCTAGCTACAACATCGTTTCTGGAGAAACTACGTCCGCGCTCGTCAATCGCCGCACCATCAACATGGGCGCGATCAATGGTGGCGCTGGGGTTCAGCTTGCGATAACTCAACCAGACGCACGGCGCAACCGTAGACTGGTTAACGGCACGGTTCTCAATCTCGGTGCCGTTAATGGCGGTGTGTTTTCGGATGAGCAGAGCGGGCCGCAAGCAGTCTCCGTGTCGTTCAGCTACGTCATAGATTTCGCTTACACGCTGCAAGGCAACAGCACTTTCAGTCACTGGATCGAGTACGATGTATTCGCCTCTCGCGATAATTACGGCATTGTCGTCAAGTACGATCTGCGGCAGCTTGCAGACTTTTCGCATGTAGTTCGGTACGATCTGAGAGAACGGAAAGGGTTCTCGTGGTTTGCCGAATACGAGCTGCTACTGTATGACCCGTTCTGGACTAACTACCAGACGGAATACGAAGTTAGAGGCGCTGTAGGTGCGTTTGCGTCTAGTTTTGCATCACACATCGTCCGTAGTCGATACCTGCAAGTTGGCGGGTTCTATACAAACCACGTTATTGAATACGACGTGTTCGCGTCGCGCGACAATTACGGGTTCGTGGTCGACTACAGCATCTATACCAGCTTCTGGTTCGGGGCCCAGTATGCGATTCGCAGCACAGCCGAGTTTAGCCATGTAGTGAAGTTGAAGTTGCTGAGCCACGACCCGGTCAGAGCATCGTTCAAAACTTCGTGGAGCTTGAGGTTTGCGGCGTCGTTCGTTGCAGACTACAGGATTCGTGGATCTGTAGAAGGCACGAACCGACAGTCCTTCGACGCTGTTTACGAGCTGCGCGGAGCAGTCGGGGACAATGCCGCAAACGTACAGTCCTTCTCAGTAGGGTACGAGATCGCCGGGGCTGTTTCAGCAAGTGCGGGGAACATCCAAGCGCATGAAGTGCAGTACGAGATTCGGTCGGCTGTAGGAGCCTTCGCCGAGTCGGTTGCGGCGCATGTTTCAGCTTACGAGATTCGTTCTGCCGTTGCCGACACGGCAATATCTGTAGCGTCATTCGAGCTTGCGTATACGGTGCGCGGGCTTAAGCAGGCTTCGTTTATGGCCCGCCACGCGATGACATCTGCGCTCGCAGTCGGACATGATGTTCGGTATGAATTGCAAACGAATGCAAAAGTAACGTCTGGGTATCGGGCACGGTACAGGATGGCTGCTTCGGCATTGGTCGAGATAACCGGACAGCCCAAGATCACCTTTACCGATCCTGAGAACGAGGCGGTTGTCTACGAAGTAGACATCCTAACCGCGCATGTGTTCAAGTCGGCGGACGTTGTGCATTGGGCGTGCGAGATTGCGATAGCGCATCCTAGTGACTTCATCCGGTTTCGACGAGATCAGGCATTCACACTGGACCTATTCGGTGAACTGTACTCGTTCATTGTGGATTCCAAGGAGATGACTCGCGCCATTGGGCAGAATGGTAATGTGCAAATTGCGATGACGCTCAGCGGCGTGTCGCCGACGGCAATGCTAGATTCGCCGCGAGTTCTGCCGGTTGAGCTTGCAACAAATGAATCGTCCGTAGATGTTCAGGATTATGTAGAGACGACTCTGCTGCCGACCGCCTCCATAGACTGGGGTATACTGACTTGGCAGTTGCCGAAGCACCGTATCGGTGCTGGCAGAACCATTCCACTGTCCTACGCAAGAGTTCTTGTGGAGGTTGTTGGGGGCGTCTTAGAAGCAACGAAGGATGGCAACCTTCGAGTACGGAAAGCGTGGAAAGAGCGCCCGGAGGATATGATTCTGTTGAAGGAGGCAGTGGCAGACATTGTCCTGACGGAAGCCGACAGCCTCTTTTCCATCAGCGAACAGTATGTGCCCCAACGAACCATCGACAAGTACCGTATTTTGGATGTTGAGGAGTTCTATCAAGATGTAGTGGAGGCAACTATTCACGATGACAACCCGCTAGCAGCGGATGTGTTTGTCTACCCGACGCCTTGGCGCACTAGCGTCGCGCTGCATGCTACGTCGCCCTCGTCACGTGCGCGCCTTGTTCAGATTGGCGGTGTGCACACCAGACAAGTTACCGGAGACGGACGCGGGGAGCTGGTGGAAGTTATAAATAGCGAGGCGAGTGTTTCGTACCCGGTCTGGGCAATCGATGAAGTTACGTGGATAAGCAACGCGCTTGGAAGTGTTACTTTCGAACCGGGATCGACTATAATACGCACAACTGATTCGAGCAATGGGTACGGGTACTTGTACGTGAAATACACTACCAAGTTCCTGAAGTACCTGCTCACTGCGAGTCGCGAAGGAGACGGGTCAGTATTCCCCGCCCAAGTAATTCTGGAGGATCTATAGTATGGCTGACCCGAGAGTAATAACGCAAACGCTGACCATCGGCTTCAATGTCGATTCTGGGGCTGAATCCCTGATCGCGGAAGTTGACGGCAGATCGGCAGGGTTCAATAGCGGGCGGACCAGCTTTCGACCCGGCGACGATGTGTATCTTCTTCTCTACAAGTCCGACAACATCACCATCGATAGTGTAATCGCCAGTAAGGGGACTATCACCCGGCAGGCGGGCGATAGCCCGCAAACGATCTCGGTAGAGGAGACGCTGATTTTTCCGAACGAGCGAGAAGCCTCTGTAAGCAAGCCCGTCAAGTCGAGCTACCAAGTGACGTGGCTCGGCAACAACGCAGGCAACCTCACGTTGGACTCGGACGAGCTGACGTTTCGGCTCTCGTCGGAGCCGTTGAAACCGTATGCAGCAGTTGCGAAAGTGTCGTATTCCACCGAAGCGGATGTGTACAAACTCACTAACACTTTAATCGCGAATACGTCCGCTTACGAGATTGTGGTCGTGTTTACGGGGGTCGCCAATGATTGATATAGTCGTTATTCGTGGAGCTGGGCTAGCTCAAGGGGACGACATTGTCGAACCTCTACTTAGCACGCTCGCTGCTGCGCTTGCACGTGGCGAACATGAATTGAATGAAACGGCGACTGGTAAGGTTTCCAGAACCGCCAACATTCCATTTACGCCCGGTATCGAGCCGGGGTGTATGGTTTATGTTCATGACGAGTTTCTGGAAGAAGATTACGTCGGTCGGGTTGATAACGTAGACATCAACGTCATTGCTACACCGCCATCTGCGACGATGCGGGTAGATATGTCTGTGCCAGAAGCGTTCTTTACTCCCTCTGAAGTGCTGGCGAGGTAGATGTGGCAGACATAATTGCGGCGTTCCTACAGCAGCGACAGAAGCTCGTCAGGCGCGGCACGGTAGTCGCAACGGCTGTGCAGTCCGTCGCCATCCAATTTAGCGACGGTATGCGCACTGTACCGCAATCGATACTTGCGGTTCGGGCCGGAGATGAAGTTACTGTTCAAGGCGACGTAATTTTGAGCCGTAGGCGACCTGTGACGACGAGTAGGGTGTATAGAACGTAACTGGTTGGCACAGACGATCTGGAGGAAGTATGACAATCAACAGCATTTATCGTGGCGATACGAAGCAGTATCGTTTCGAGTTCAAGATCCCCAACCCTGACTACACTGGCGAGCCACCGCTGATAACTGTCACGACCGCAGCTACTGGCGATTACGACCACATCACGTATCCTCTGGATATCTCCTCGACCGGCGTCGTTACTGAAGACTGGACACTGACGTTTACTAGCGCGACGGAATACAACATCGAAGGCACTACGGCTGGCGCGGTGGGGGAAGGCAACAAGACTGTAGACGCAACCCCCAACAACCCTGTAACGAATACGCCGTACTTCACACTGGCGAAAGGCGGCTGGGTTGCGAATAAGGTGTTCGAGGCGGGGGACACGGTTACGTTCTCTACCGTCGCACAGTACGTGCCGGAGAACATCACCGACCTAGTTATCACGATGACGTTCATCGAAGAGGGCGCAACTGTGGCGGCGTTGGAGGTGTCAACCACCGCCGGGGACGATCCTACGGATGAGCCGGTGGATGGTATCGTAACGCTGACGCTGGCGAGCGGCGAAACGCAGGCGCTTACGGCCGAGAAGTACATCTACGGGTTTGAACGTCGCCTACCGCATGTGTCTGATGCTGATTTAGATGTTGTGAAGACAATCGAGAAGGGCACTGTCAAGGTCATTGTTCCCGCGAAAGGGCTCCCGACGGCGTAGCCACATGGCTGAGATTATTCAAGTTCTGGTCACGGAAACGCTGCAGGTTTTGCAGACGTTAGCAGAACCAACTGCGACGGTTGTGTTCCGTGAATCAGCGTGGGTCAACCGTCCGCTTCACACCATCGGGGCGGGGCTTACATTAAGTGGCGATGGCGTTCTGTCGAACGATCTTGTGGTCGGCAAGGCAGGCGGGCAGACCGTTGTGGGCGGAACTGGGTCTGACGATGCCATTACGTACAAAGGAACGTCCGGTGCTGGGACGTTAGCGTCAATCGCCCATAAGTTCGTGGTAGGTAACGACGGAGACAAGACTGCAGCCGTCATTACCAATGCCGGGTATGTAGGGTACGGCACCTTAGTGCCTCTTGCGCCGATCCATGTGTATCGCCATCCGTCCGACGGAGCTGTGCAGTTCGTCGCCGATAGCGGTACTAGAGCATTAGACATCTGGGCCGGTGACAACAACGTAACGCTGGACTTTTCTAGCGAAGGCGGTCTTCGTATACGTGCCAAAGCGTATGCGAATCGTGGCGGTAATTCTGGAGCGACGTTCCTAGCTGCACTCACAGGTGTTGGCAAGTTAGGGATAGGAACTTCATCCCCAATAGCTCGTGCGCACTTCACAGAAACCGGAACCGCAGTTTCTACCGGCACCGATATGCTGGTGCTTGGGGCTCCTATTTCGTCTGTGGTTATAGGCAGCGGTCCCGCCATTGTGTTTGTAAACCAGAGCACTAACGTCAAGATGGCACGGATACGTGCCTATGCAATGGGTGCGTCGATCTCTGGGTTAACGCTTGAGACTGGGCACTCTAGCCCGGTTCCGCGAATACTGATCGACAACGATGGGGATGTCGGTGTCGGCACTACATCCCCGTTAGCACGACTGCATATAACCGGGGCCGGAGTCGCAGACGGCAATGGGACTAACGTAGTCATAGTCGGCGGGCCTATTTCTGCATCAACTATCGGTAGCGGTCCTGCGATTTTGTTTGAAAACCAAAGCACTAATGTCGCACTTGCCCGCATTCGCGCATACTCTCTTGGTGCGTCTGTTACTGGACTTGTGTTTGAAACCGGGCACTCTAGCCCGCTTCCTCGATTGTTCATAGACAATAGCGGCAATGTCGGGGTTGGGGCGCTGCCTACGGCATTGTTTGATGTTGCTGGAGCGTTTAGGGTAGGTTCTGCAGTGGAGGATTCGCTAGGAGGTTATGTCAGAACCTTTGCTGAGGCCACTACCGGAACGATGTCTGGAGCGTCCGCGACGATTGCGGTTAACATTCCTGTAGGGGCAAGGGCGCTTGGTGTGCAGCTAAGGGTTGACACGACGATTACATCTGGGGCAGCTACGTCGTGGTCGGCGTCGTTCGCGGGCGGGCTGTCGCAGTCGCTGGTTACCGGACAGTCGCTATCTGTCAACACGAAAGCCTTGGCGATGGTAGACCCGAATTACGCTTCGGCTATTGTGGCAGGGTCTGTGGCGACGATTGTGATTACCCCTAATTCTGGCACGTTTACTGGCGGCGTTGTTCGGGCTATCGCTTACTACGAGACTTGGTCTATAATGGGCAATGCCTAGCAGTTGCTGAAGGAGTAGACTGTGCACGTGCGTAAAGTCGAAGATGGTCTTGTGGCGATTACGAGAACTGTAGAGGAGCAGGTGCCATACGATGAGTTACGCGCGCAGCGTGCAACGCTGGTTGCACAGCAGGAACAAGAAGCCGCACTGTTCGCGGAAAGTACTGCGATCAGGGATGCGCTGATTGCCGAACTAGACGAAGCCCTTTCTACTGAACACGATGAGGTGTAAGTTATGCGCAGTATTGCGGTGATCGAATTGCTGGACGACGACGGAGCTGCAACCGGCACGAACTCCATCGGCCTGATTCTTGACTTACTTCGCTATCCGTCTAACCCCAGCGTCGGGGCCGACTACTTGGAGATTGCGACTGTTGTCCCACTGATTCGTAAGTTGCGGACTATCCAAGATTCCCCGGCAGGAACTACGGTGAGCATCCTCGATTCGGAGTTCGAGGAGGTGGCGCGTCGTCTGCGCAAAGGCCCATACAAGGTCGTCACCGTTGCGCTGCACGATCTCATTCGGGCTCTCTTGCAAGAGCCGGTGCAGCCGGCAGAAGACACAGTCTAGGCGGAAGCTAATGGCTGAGATAAGCGAAGACCAGATAGTTGTAATCACGGAGCCTGAATCGGCGAAGATTGCTACGGTTCGAGATTCAGTAGCGATTACACTATCCGAAACTGAGTTTGGTACCTACATCGGCGGTATAGAGCGCGTAGTAGTTCTGCAAGAGCTGCACGAAGCATATCAGGTGTCGATAGGGGAGGTTTATGCTCCACCGCCTACAGAGGTTGCGCCGAGTGACGTGGCTATAGCATATAGCGTGGATGGGCTGATTTCTGAAGTGGAAGTCGGGGCCAACACCCTGACGTTCGAATACGACGGGGAAGGTGTGCTTCAAGCGATTGAAGGCGAGCTGTACCGCAGAGAGTTTGAGTTCGATGGCGAAGGCAGGATAACTGCCGTTACTGTAGCCGCTGTTTAGCGCGAGGAATTGACGATGGCGATTATCACCGACCCCGATGACCTGAACCTGAGCACTGAGGTTATTCTCGATACCGACTTGAGAACTATCGAGCTGGCGGTGGCGGGCAACCTGTCAAACGACGGCGTTACGATGGCTGCGCTGTACTCGTTCTTCAAGATCCTTTGGAAGGACAACGCTTCGATTGGACTGCACCCATTCCCGGTCACTGCAATCGACAACGACGCAGGCAAGTATGTTGTGGGTCAAGACCCGTCAGGCAACTACAATGGCTGGCGATTTGCGGGCACACCATCTCGCAAGCTGATTCGTAACGGCGGGTGGAGCGAGTACGACGATGCCGGAGTCCTTCAAGAAGTGCACACTTGTGTTTTGACTCTCGGCACGTTTGAGGATTCGGTGAACGATAACGCTTACTACGCGTTCGGGACCGATAAGACCGTCAACAACTCTGTTGACTTTGATTTTGCTGGACCTGTCAATGAAGCAGTTTCGGTGTATCTGCGGGTGGGTAACCCGGCATCCTGTAACTTTGCGACTTCCAGCACCATAACACGGGCGTCTGGCAGTTTCATTGCCGACGGGTATGTGGTCGGCGGGCAAGTTACCATAACCGATGCAACAGATTCCCAGAACGACGGCACGTTCGAACTCACGGCTGTCGCGGCGCTGGAGCTTACGGTTAGTGGTACTCCGTTCGGCACGGGGGCGGATTCGAGCGCGATGTTGTGCGTAGACAACCGCAACGCCGTCACCATCAATCTGCGGGTTCGTGACGCAGACCCGTTTGGCAAGCGATTTGCTCAAGCCGATCTGTCGAACACCGACAAGTCAGCGCTTAGCAACTATGTAGTTGCGTTCCCGCTGTCCAATGCAATGGACGTTAAGATCGCGGCAAGTGATGCGAGTATTGGCGCGGATTTGCCGTATACCGAGATTCGTGTCAGGTTTCTTTCAGCAGCGCTGAACAAGGAAGTAGATTCCACGACGAAACGCGACTTCGGGATAGTGATTGATGTCGGCTCCTATACTCGCGAGAACGGAGCAACGACGGCCTCCAGCGCGTTGCTAACGTCAGCAAATCTCTCGCTGGGCACTGGCGAAGCTCTTGCGGACTATGCCGGCGGCACGGTCGAGATTTACGAAGGGGCCGATCAGGGTACGTACACAATTTCTGGCACCCCGGTTAACAATGCCGGTACGTTGGAAATCACACTCACCACGACGCTGTCGGCCACGGCGTCGAGTATTAGCTTCTCTATGTTTCCGGCATCGCCTGTTACGGCAACGAAAGAAGAAGTGTACGAGAAAGTGTCGTACCTCCTTCGCCAAACTACCGACATCAACGAATCTGTTGGGGTTGTTGTGGGCCGTATGGCGGATTCGATGCTGAGGTTTGCGGGCGAGATTCTTGAAGTCGGGTCGGCGGACGGCGGCACGTCGTTTCCTGTCAACCCTATGGGCGGCGGCAGCGGTGTCTTGATCGTCGGGTTCGACATCAACGACATCAACAACTTGCTTTTCTATGATAACACTGGCACGTCGCGCGTTTATCCGTTTGTGTCGGCGGGCACAATCTCGTTCAACACCAGCCTGATCGACGACCCCGGTCCGGCAGAGTACAAGATGTTTTTCACCTACACTGAACGAGTTGCGGTAACGGATCTGGCGCTCTCTGGAGCGTCCGGGAGTACGGCAAGTATAGACAGTGCAGGCGGTAACCTGCCGTCCTTGGCGCAGAATGACTATGTGCGCTTGAGTGGATTCGCGAACTCGAATAACAACGGTATTTGGAAGATCACAGATGCGTCTCCTTCTGCAACTCAAGCCGATGCAACAAAGGTGGACGGCAAAACCGTCGCCAATGCAAGCGCGGCCAGCGTCAACGTCGATCTGAACCCAATCGACAGCCCGGACGGTATCGTGGTTAACGACAGCTCTGGAACTCCGATTGCCGGTGACGCAGACGTAGCGTCAGTGACGTTTGACTTTGACTATGACGGCAACACGCAAGGCGGGAGAACTGCAGGAGAAGATGCGGCAATCACGATCCGTGCTATCGGGCTTAGCTTAGCTCAATACGTGCAAACAACTGGCGTAATCACCAGAGCGACTGGGCTGAACTTCCAGCTACAAGCGACGCTAGAGCGCAACTACACCAACCCATAACCACACTAGGGACTACTGCTGTGGCTTATATTTCAGGGTCGGTTGCGGATAACACAACCGGAACCACAATTACTCTACCTACTGTGCCTAATGTAAGTGGCGATGCCTTGATTCTGCTAGGATCATGCGACCAAGGCGGAGCAAACAACTGGACTACTGCAGGGTATACCGAAGTCTGGGACAGTTCTTCTAACGGCTTATCTAGTTTCTTGTCTTGGAAAATATCTGCTGGAACCAATGAGGCGTTTGCGGTTCCAACTTCTGTCAGAAGCGATAGTTTGGCGTGTGTTGGTATAGTGATAAAGGATGTTCCTGCGTCAGCAATCACTAACGGGTCTGCTAGCGCGACGTATGTAGCCTCGGAACTAAACACACAATTCCCGGCACTAACAACCACAGAAGACGACTGCCTGATTCTCTATATCTCTTTTTTTGATGAGATAGCAGCGTCCCCTGTCGTCGGCGCTATTGGGCTAAATGGATCTTGGGACGGCTCAGTAGCTGGTGTAATGGTCAGTTTTGGTTATCAGAAAACTGCAGGAGCTGTTTACCGCCCTTATGCATGGGTGGCTGGGGGCACTGGAGCAGGCGGGCAGCTATGGACAGTAGCAATCAAATCGTCTGCCGCTCCGGTGGCGTCGCAGAGTGGTAAGGGCGCTGGTTCTTGTTTAGCCGCCATGACGGGCGGAAAAGTTACTTGGGCTAACCCGACCGCTACAGTGACCGCGCTCACTAATGGGGCCTACACTACAGCGGAAACATTCAACTTTACAACACCAACATCATCCCCGCAGGGTATAGGCTATCTCGCTAGTCGTATTCTTGGTGGGGGGTATATTCAGACAGGTGGCGTGACTAGAGTGGATTGTGCCGTCTATCCGTTGTCTTCGACGGACTTGTCTGCTGCAGGCACCTTATTGGCGTGGTCATATAAAAACGATGAAGTGTCACAAATTACTGACCAGATACCGTTTTCTATTGGGCTCAGGTCGGATGGCGCGGGAACGCCCGGCTACAGATTTTGGCTTGGTGGAGGAGTCGATTCTACTCCGCCGTCATTAGGCACGAATGCTCCGTTGGTGTTTGAGGTTAATAATACCAGTTTCGACATGGACAACATTGGAACTATTAACACAGCAGCGATAGATGGTGTGTTTGTAATGGCACACCGTGGAAACGTAGGCGGAAACAGTGTTGCCTCGTATTGGGGTGCTTGTTTTGTTCTGAGCGATTTGGTATGTTCGGCAGGCAGCGAGACGAACCCATGTAATTTTGGTACGTTCCACAGCATTGCTCGTGGTTCAGGGATGTTGACTACATTCAACAACGATGGGTTGTCATCGTCGCAGCTTTTTTCGCTGCACCCTCTAAAAATAGGAGCGGGTGACGGCGATCTGTACTGGAATAGTTTAGGACAGTCTGTGCAGTTCGGGTTGTCTTCTGATGTTACGGTGCGACGTCTGGCGTTCCACGGCGGCGAGGGAGCGTTAGGGCTGAAGGTGCTCGGTATTTCAGGGGAAACTATTAACCTGTCAAAAACGGCTGTGGACTTTCGCACCAAAGGATACATCACCTATGATGCATTGTGCTCTGATGCGTGTGTGTGGACACATGACGCTGCGATATTTAAGAACGCGACAGTTACGTTGAGAGATATTGGAGTCGGCGCATACTCAGGCTTACTTATTCTTGGGTGTGATGAAGTGGTACATAACGATGCCAATGTTTCTGGCATAACATTTGAGGCGTCTTTAGGAACACAAGCTATTACGCTCACGGGCGATAGCGAAGCGGCGCTACAGGCGCTGGTGGGTGGGGTAGAAGGCTGTTCGTTTGTAGATAATAGTGTGGCTATCCGTATTGAGTATACGGGCACTTCCCCGGCGGACATCACTCTGACATTTTCTGATGTGTTGTGGAGCGGCAACACAACAGACATTCATTTTTATGCCGCCGAGGACGCCACACTGACCGCTGTTATGTCAGGCTCCAGCAACGCTACGATTTCTGCTATTTCTGGGTTTGCTATTTCTGTTACAATTGCCGACTACGTAACGTATACGTTGTCTGGTCTTGTGGCGGGAAGTGAAGTCCGTATTGTCGAAACCGGGACGGTTGATGAACTTGCTGGCATAGAAAGCAGCGGAACGTCGTTCACGTATCAGTACGTTTACGTCACCGACGTGGATGTGGATGTGATAATCCACCACGTCAGCTATATCCCGATTCGGTTGGTTGGGGTGACTCTCACAGACGCGTCTTCGACACAAACTGTGCAACAGACTGTAGACGGGAACTATGGCAATCCTGCTTAACGACGCCCCGCCGCACCAACTGACGCAAGAGCAATGGGGGCAGCTATCGCCATTGGTCCAGTCGTTGCTGGACAACGAGGGGCGTCTGTCGTTCGCAGAGCCAGACATGAGAGAGACTGTTGTTCTCGCCGAGCGGTTGGTAACGCTTGCAAAGCGACTCAGTTCACTGTTCTACTCGATTCGGTCTGGAATTGTTGTGAACCTCAGCAACGATGTTGTGCCCGACTCGACAACCATTGAACAGCGACGAGCCCAACTGATTCTGAGTATCGCCGCAGCGAATGCAAAGATAGAAGAAGCTGCCGAGATCTATCGAGCGCTGTTGCGGGTTGCGGACGTGGAGAACCGCTTAGTGGCTAGGGCTGGCGAGCGAGGCACGTACTGATGTCTGCCACATTTGACGGGGAGAACCTTCTAATCATTCTGCCGAGCGTAGGTACGTTCGATGTTGAGATTGACCTGTATTCCGATTGGAAGGAGTGGTCGAAGGATAACGACAACCTGAAGTACCCTATTGCGTTCGATACGACAGGCGGGGACGATATAGGCGGTGGCGGGCAAATTGCCGCCTACTTCTTCCTTAGAAACGATCTCGGCTGGAGGATCAAGCCCGCTGAGATGGATGGGTTTGTAGATATTCAAGGCAACCTGAAGGGACGAGACCCCGATCTCGGGGTATTTGTGCAGACGACGGGGCATTACACAGTTACGATCACTACGAGCTTTTCTGCGAATGCAGTTGTGTTGACCTCTGACGGCGAGAATCCGATAGATGCGGGTGACATTTGGGATGAAAGCTCTGACGAACACTTAGGGTCTGGTACTTACGGTGCAGAGTTCCGTCAAGTGTTGAGAGATTTGCGAAATCTGATAGCACTGACGGCCGCCAACCTAAAATAAGGCCAGCACTGTATGAGCGAAGAAGAACCAATTGACCTTCTCAACACTCCTGAACTTGAGCGTCGGTCCACAGATTTGGAGGTTATCCGGTGGCTGGTAAAGATCCACGCTACGCAGCAGCGTCTCAACGACACAGTCGAGGGCCATATCGGCACCGAGAAACTACTAGTGCTCCGGCTAGACAGTCTGGACGCCACTACTGGTCGGCTCGACGTATCGGTACGTGGGCTGCTTGAAGTGTTCCCGCCAGATCAAGAGTCACGAGCACTAGTAAAGCGTGTGCTTGATTCAGAGCGTGAGAACCAGAATATCTTTCGTGGGGTGCGGATTCAGTTCAAGCGGGCTTTGTTGGTGGCGTTAGGGCTCGCTGCTTTTAGCCGCGTGGCGCCGACGTTTGCAGCATGGGTTCGACAGCATCTGTAATCGGGTTTGTTTTAGGCTGGAGGGTTAGTTATGATCGAAACACTATTAGGCGGGCTCTTGGGTGGGGTGTTCCGCCTCGCCCCGGAAGTGCTCAAATGGCTCGACCGCAAGTCGGAGCGGGCGCACGAGCTGTCGATGCAGGCTGCGGCGCTGGACTTCGAACGGCTGCGCGGTGCTCAGCGCATGGATGAGATCGGCGCGCAGGCGCAGGCCAACTGGAACACCGGGGCTTTGGACACACTGCGTGAGGCGGTCAAGTCGCAAGGCAAGGCCACCGGGCACTGGACCGACGCGCTGTCGCAGTCCGTGCGCCCCGTCATCACGTACTGGATAATGGCTCTCTACTGTGCCTCTCGCACGGCGGCGTTCGCGGCGGGGCTGCAGGCCGGTGACGGCTGGGCATCGGCGGTTACGGCGTCGTGGACCGAAGCGGACATGGCGCTGTTGGCCAGCGTTCTCAATTTCTGGTTCCTCGGCCGCGTGTTCGACAGGGTGCGGTGATGGTCCCTCGGCTTGCCGTCGTGCTCGCGCAGGAGAGCGAGGGGTTCCATCGCGTTGTCGCGCGGACGCCCGTTGTCACGGCGACGCCCTACATCTGCCCTGCAGGATACTGGACTATCGGCTACGGGCATCTGTGCCCGCAGGATCATCCGGCGATCACGCTGGAGGAGGGCGAGGCGTACCTCGAACAGGACATGCAGACCGCGCTGGCTGCGGCGCTCCGGCACTGTCCGGGACTCGCGGTCGAGCCTGAACGGCGTCTCGCCGCCATCGTGGACTTCACGTTCAATCTGGGCGCAGGGCGGCTCCAGACTTCAACCCTTCGCCGCCGGGTGAATCAACGGGACTGGTCCGGCGCAGCCTACGAGATCCGTCGCTGGGTGCGGGGCGGCGGGCGAGTTTTGCCGGGGTTGGTGCGCCGTCGGGAAGTTGAGGCAGGCTGGCTATTGTCATAACCTACAGGGGCTGTCAAATGGTTCAGTACTCGGTGTCTCAGGTCCGATGGAGATTGAACTGTTCGCAGCAACGAGAGTCTGTGGGAAGTCGCCGCCTCCGGCAAGCGGCTACCCTTCAGCTACGGCATTGTGTTGTTCGGCCTATTGGCGTTAAATGGCAGGCGCGCACCTAGCGCAGTGCAGGCTTCGACAACTTCTTATATGTATCGTCGCGCCGTGTTTTGCAAACGTTAGCACTTCCCACCGCTTGGTTGCCCTTCTCTGATGCCGGTTGAAGTCGGCATTCTGCCTCGATAGACTAGTCACGGCCGTCCGTTTGCGTCGTTTGCGGACCTCTGCATGACGTTGCGTTTTGCCCCGTGATAGTATAAGATTTCTATGCCGCACCCACGTATGGTCTAACAAGGAGATAACGGTGGACGACAAAAACGAGAGCATGGATGTATCCACGATGGTTGTGGACCGGGATTCCAGTGCCAAGTTCAGTACAGCGTTTTTCAACCTCATCTCGGCAGGCGCAGGCATCATTCAGGTACGTACTCGCGAAATCGGCAGGGCTGTTGCCGACATCAGGCGCTTATGCGTACTGGACGACGCCCATTACAGTGAATGGGACATTTGCAACGGCCTCCGGGAGTTCAACAAGGAGAACTATCAGGACGTGGCGATAACTGGCGATGGCACCATGCAGGTAGTGACGATACTTCAGCAGGTGTGGGACAGGTATCGTGAATACGTCGGTCGCCTCGCCCAAACTGTGGACGCATCACGGTCGCACATTTTCGCGCTCGTGAATCCGCAGTTCCAGATGGAAAACAACCCGGTCGCGCTCCATCGGTTTATCGAGTTCTGCAAGTTCCTTCCAACGTCCACTGTTCGGCTAGTTCTCATCACTGGGCCTTCGCCGTTGCCGCGCGTAGTTGCCGACTACGCAACCTCTATCGATTACGAGTTGCCGGGGCATGGTGAATTGATGTATAGGCTCCATACGGTAGTTGAGAGTCTGGAAGATTCAAGTATCTTCGAGCTGTCAGAGCAGGAGCAGGTTCGTGTCTGCGTCGCCGGAGCTGGAATGACCAGTTATGAGTTCGAGCTGGCGGTATCTCGCGCGATAATCGAAACCACGACTGTTCAAGTGACGGCAGATGAACCGCTGAGGGTTACGTTCGAAGATGTGGTCCAGCGCCTACAGACTACCAAGATGGAGGTAGTGAAGAAGAACGACCTGTTGGATCTTGTGTCGTCGGAGGATATGGGGCATGTTGGCGGTATGGACCGTCTCAAAGATTGGGTAGCTCAACGGTCACACTGCTATTCGCAGGAGTTCAAGGATTTTGGTGGCACCCCGCCGAAGGGGGTAGTTGTCATCGGTGTGCCCGGTTCCGGCAAGTCACTAATCGCAAAGGCGGTTGGCGGGGTACTGGGCATCCCGGTAGTTCGGTTGGACTTCTCCAAAGTCTTCTCGTCGCTGGTTGGGTCATCTGAGGAGCGCATGCGAACCGCGCTCGCGATGGTAGAGGCGATGGCCCCGATCTGTCTATTCGTTGACGAGATTGACAAGGGGCTTGGCGGGCTTGGCGGCTCCGGGGACTCCGGCACCTCGCAGCGTGTGTTCGGGTCGTTCCTGACTTGGCTGAACGACAATACGTCGCCGGTGTTCACCATCGTCACTGCGAACAATATCGACGGTCTCCCGCCAGAGCTTTTCCGCCGTGGGCGGTTTGATGGCATCTTCGCGACTACGCTCCCAAACGAATGGGAGCGCGAAGACGTGTTGCGCATCCATCTCGAACTTCGTGGCCACTCTATCGACAAGTTCACTGACAATGAGGTTGCGCAGTTCCGGCAGGTGACGGACGCTTACGTTCCGGCGGAGATCGAGGCAATCGTAAAAGACGCCATCGTCATGGCCTACGCTGAGAATCGAGACCGGCCGAGACTGGAGATGCGGCATCTTATTCGTGTTGCACAGGAGATGGTTCCGCTTTCCAAGTCCCATACCGTCCACATTGCTGCCATGATAAAGTGGGGGCAGGACAATGCAATGCCTGCTTCCAGCCCAGAATCGGAATGGGCACGTCGTCGCAGCCGGTCGAGGCCGACTGGAGCAGACAGAGGCACTGTTGTACGTCGACTACCTACCCGCAATCGTCGGCGTCCTATTGAAACGGAGTAACGATCATGGACAACGACCCCAACCTGCTAGGCAATAAGACAGAGTTCGTGCGAGGTACGCTTACAATTGGTAAATGGCGCGCGGCACGGTCGCGTAATACGAGCATGTGGATGAGGGTTAATGCAAGCGGGCTGGATTACGCTTGCGTGCTTTCGGGGCACGAAACTTCGTATTCCCCGTCTGTGGTACGAAGGTCTACACGAGGCATGCCCTTGACCGGCAGCGTGTGGGGTTTTGAGTCACGAACGGTGGAGTTGTGGCCGAGCCGCAACGTGTTTGATCCGTTGCGCAATACCACGAGTATAGATAGCTTTTCCTTTCCGACCGATAGAAGAAGTGTCAAGAATGTCTGGGGTCGATACCCGGCCGACACTGTAAACAATCAGCTTGTCGGGGTAGTCGTGCAGCAAGGACTTATGGAGGACACTGGAGCTGCCACAGCTACGGAGACGATGTATTTGCTAACGCATGCACTGGCGCCTATAGTCCAAGCCGACATCGATCTCCCTGTCGGCTTCAAGGGGTTGCCGCACACCTTGGCAGTATTTAGAGGACCAGCATGGGTGCTGACGCTCAGGGATCTGAAGAGGCTTCAACTCCTCAAACACCTTTATATAGACATCGCTTGCGGGGCAACTGTTTTCAACATGACTGCTGAAAACGATACACGCTGTCTTCGTGTAAAGGAACTCCGTAAAGGCGTGGCGCTTACGGAAGTAGCCACAGTAGTCTCGCACAGTGGCGAGTGGGCCATCGCCTCCACCATTGCTCATGACACTAGAAGGAAGTTGCTGATAAACAAGAGGGGGAGGCAATGAAAGCGGTTGCTGCGTTCCACAGCGAAATCATGCTCACTACCGGAGCGACGGTGTTGAAGAAATCTAGCGGGCGGGTCAACCCCAGCGTATGTGTAGGCTCGTACTGCGTGCCTTACGATGCGACCGTTAAGGGGCAGGATGACGAGTTCCCGCTGCTGCGTCGTAACGTTGTTGAGTTCGATGGTAGTGCGCGTTCGTATATTCGCTGCGGCTCGACGGAAATGAGACAGGGCCCTTACCTCTACGCCAGCAAAGGCCGTGAGCCTTGGACCGACCACATCTACGACAGGTGGAAATCGGATTGGTTGAAGGTCGGGGACGAGACTCTAATAGGTGTTGTCGCGCATTGCAATTTTGTGCAAGGCGACGATTCGACTACGACGGAATGTATGTACCTTTTGGTGCACCCGGCAGCGTCGTTTATTAGCGTCACGCTGCCAGTAATCAGCGGTGTTTTGGTGGGCGCTTCTGCTGTCTTTGTCGGTTCTGCTTGGGTATTGGATGTGGAGGCGCTGACGAAATTGCGTTTGTATGCAAATCTCTACCCGCCCGCGCTCTGCGAGAATCGAAGGCTCTTTGCTGTTGAGACTCTACAAACGAATGACAAGTATAGAAGTCTTGACGTGTTTCGACGGCGCGATGGTTCGGGAGGCTTCACGGTGTCTTTGAAAAGTTCAGCAGGGAGGAAAATAACCATCAGGAAACGCAATCCTGCGCCACGTTGACATAGAAAGGTTTTGCGGTTATAATTTAACGGTCCCACGAGGACTACATCACCACACGAGGGCAGATGAATGTCTCATACCACGTACATCAACGAAGTGAAGATCACCAACCTTTATGCGTTGCGTTCGGCTTGTGCCGAATTGCAACGAACGACAGGTGTCAAGCTGTCGATCACCGCGAATGCGGTGCCCAAAGCGTACTTCAACAATCAAGCCGGGCTGTCGGAGGCGGCGGCACTGGTCCTCGCCGTCGAGGGCGCCCCCTACGAGATCGGCGTCTACCCCGCCTCGAAGGCTGGCGAGTATGAGTTGCGGGCCGACCTGTACTCCGGGGCGCGCATTCAGCAAGTCCTTGGCGTTCCGGGGGGCCGACCGGCCGGTGATCCGACCGTATCGACCGCGCAGACGTACCTCGGCAGGTTGCTGCAGATGTACGCCGTGCACGCGACCGAGCAGGCCGTACTCGCCAATGGCGGGCAGTCTGAGCGTGTTGCCCAGAATGACGGCACCATTCAGTTGGTGATCCGCCAAGCAGCCTAGTGCCTCTCTACAGGAGACTGTTATGTCACAAGTCGTTGTCAGTATCGATCCTTACGGGCGGGTTAAGCTCGATGCGCAGGGGTTCACCGGGCAAGGTTGTGTCTCTGCAACCGAAGCAGTTGAGTTGGTCTTGGGCGGTGGCGGGGCCAAGAAGGAGAAGCCTGAGTTCTACCAGCCCGCCTCTGGCGCAGTGGAAACGATCAAGCAGGTGTTCTAGCAGCAAACACGAGGGGGCGACTAGCCCCCTTTGTGTCTCCGGGGTAATCACCATGAACGAACAGAAGATTGTAGTGAGCTTCACTCCGCACGGCACCGCGCACGGGCTGCACCACGACGAGTTCGACCTTGGGTTCCTTGGCCCGAAAACTCTGTCCAGAGCGTCGTCCATCGAGTTCGACGAAACGTCCCAGACGTTTTATGTTTTGCCGTCTGGCAAGACGACCCCTCTGCCTTATGCAACAGGTTTCGTGAGGTATGGGGATGCCCGCAAGTTCGAAGTTGCGTGGCTCCAAACATGCGAGCTTATGCAGGTCTGCGACCCGCATTCTCTTGCTGGTACGATAGTCGCCTCGGGGCTGCAGGAACGCTACAGAAACAACGAGCTGTAGAGCCCTGCACGCCTCGCTGGGGGCTACCCCCTACACCCCTACAGGGGTACTCTTCAGACCCCCCGATTTCGCAGCCACGCAAAGGAATTTCGGGGGCTGGGAGCGGTTGTCTAGGTCGCGCTTATGACATACGACCCGAATCATCGGCTACTGTACGTCCCGGTACTCCAGATTATCATCAACTACTGGATTGCTGAGCTTGGGCTTCCGCAAGGAGCCGTGCTCTTGTTCATCGCCGAGCGCACGCTGCGGTACGGCAAGCAGTGGGAGTACATCCGGTATGCGCACTTCATCGGCGGTATTCAGCGCAACGGAGCTGCTTCGCCTCTCCATCACGGGCTGGGGATATCCAGAGCTACTGTAGCTCGCTGTCTAACAGAGCTGGAAGCGCTGGAGCTAATCTATGTTAGCCGTAGTAATCGGCACCTTGGCGGCTCGTTCAAAGGCTGTTCGTACAGCTTGAACACCAGCACGCTACTCACGGCTATAGCCGACAGTAGCGACATCAACGACGTGCGTAGCTATGAAAACCGATCTTAAGACCAAGAGCAGAAGACTGCGATACGCGGATAAACGCTTAGCAATGTTCCGTCGAATGCGTCAATTTGTAGCCGAAAACGGACGAGTACAGGTAGATTGCAGCCGCGACTTCCTGCCTTCAGAGGCGGATCGTGAGTTTATTTTGCCCGGTGAAGCGCAAAAACACGCCGAAGACCAGTCTCACAGTGAGACGGGTTTGTACAAAAATTGCACAAACCAGTCTCACAGTGAGACTACCCCCGTCTCAGGATTAGACTGCCCCCGTCTCACAGTGAGACTACCCCCGTCTCACGCTGAGACCCATAATATACCAATGATATATAGTAAGGATTCTGATACCTATGAAAACAACGCTTCTCGCAAGCTCGAAGCACTGTCAATGAAGACGCTGCCAGAACCACGGAGACCGAGACTACGATTGCGCAAACCTCCGCAGACCGCAGCGGAGGTTGTTGAGCAATTTGCTAACGAACGCAAAACCAAACTGCAGTCGCGGGTCAAGTCTTCGACTACCGTAAGGAAGTCTATCGCCCCGGCATGGAAACTGGCGTATCTGGAGGCGTTCGGAAAAGAACCCCCGCTGCTACTATCGCCGCGAGAAGTTGGCGTGTTCATGAACAACTCGAAGAATGTGAACCTTCCGCCGGTACGAAAGCTGTTCGAGGACATCTGTACACATTGGTACGATCTCAAGCATGGGCCAATGAAGTGGGTCAAGGGCATGCCGGAGAACCCGGAGTTTGGATTTGTTGCGCGGTTTGTGCGGCACGTAGTCGAAGGGCTTGAACAGATCGCTACTGCTTCCACTCAAGGCGTACTTGGAGGCGGGCATGCGTTTACGGCGCTGGACGATGGCGCTCGGCTCTATACAGGCCGCAGGGCACTTATCGCTCGTGAAGCGCGGGCGGGCGACTTCTGTGACGAAGATGGCGACATCTATCAGCGACTAGGTACGGGCCGAGGCTGGGCAAAGTCGTACTACCCTAAAGCGCAAGTCGCTAAGCTCCCTACGCCTGTGCCCGAACAAGCGCCGCCTGCAATCCCCCGGCGTCAGCCAGTGCGTCGCAAGTCCGCTCTACAAGAAAGTCCGGCTATGGATGATGGCGACCTAAGCATATTCGAATGAGGGCGACTGCGATGGATAGGCAGGAAGTATTCACGAAACTGCGAAACGCGAACGTAAGCAGCGATGCCATGCGCACTACTCTGGCGAAGGAGGGGTGTCAAGAACTGACTACGTTTGTCAGAGAGTCCGGCTGGATTACGTCACGCAAATCGTTGTGGTTTAATGCTGTCTATGGAAAGGCACAAGCGCCCGGTCCTGTTCGCGCAAGATTGCTGTTCAGCACTGCCGCTAAAGAATTGGTTCTGCAAGACCAGTCGGTGCTGCTTTTGGGGTTGATGAAACTCAGTGGCGAAGTTGGGCAGGCTTACAGCAACCGAGAATCTTGCGGCCTCGACGCTTACCAGCACCTGTTTGTGGTTGGGTTCCATACCGGCGGCGTTGAATGCCCGCTACAGGCTAGCGATACCTACTCTGTTGTAGAGTACATGCAAGACCGGGCAAACAACGACCTGAGCACACACATCCTGACGATACGATCAAGTGCCCACAAACCGCTTGATGTATGGTACGGAGAAGTGTTCGCCAAATGGCTGGCCGATAGTATGCTGCGAATCGACCTATAGGTGCGCTTATGTCAATCGGACTCAATTACATCGCGGCCATCTGTCGTAATGGCAACACCGGGGAACTTCGGCGAGTTGATGAGAGCTATTTTGTTGCTGGTAATGAGACGACAGTATTTCGGTTTTGCGTCTTGCACGTGCGTAGGTTTGGCGAATTACCGTCAAGCGCAACGGTCCAAGAACGGACATCGATAGAGCTGCCGGAAGTAACCGACTCGTTAGAATACTACATCTCTGCGTTGCGGGAGCGCCGATTCCACAACCAGATCGTACCTGAGTACAACGCTCTACGGGTTGCGCTTAGCGAACGGAATATGATGGATGCTGTTTCGATCATTGATCGACTTGCATCCGTTAGCAGATTAGGTAACGATGCGGCAGACCTGCTTTCGATACGAGAGGTGTCGGAGATTGTGCTCGACAGGTACGATGCCCGACACCGCATAGACGGATTGGTAGGAGTGCCGATAGGGTTCCCTACGCTAGACGGTGAAAGTTCCGGGATGCAGAATGGTGACCTCAACGTGATTGTTGCGCGGCCGGAGACGGGGAAGACGTGGATTCTACTTCGAGCGTTGAGAAGCGCCCTCGACTATGGTGCGAATGTTCTGTTCGTTACTATGGAAATGAGCATGGCGCAGATCGGAACCCGGTATGCGGCGATGGTGGCTGGCGTTAACCCTAGTCACGCTCGACGTGGTAAACTAGGGACGTATGACGAGAACAGGTTCAGACAGGCGCTGGACCAAGCAGCATCAAGTGCTCGACTTCACATCTACCAAGGCAATGTGAAAGGGTCGAACGTCGGAGGCATCGATGCTGTAATTGCCGAACAACGCCCCGACTTTGTCATTATAGATGGCGTTTACATGCTACGAAGTGCCCGCACCAATCGAGGCGCACCACGTAACATTCAGATTTCGGACGTGCTCGACGACCTGAAGGATGTTGCGCTGCGGCGAGACATCCCCATCTTGGCGTCTTCGCAGGTAAGCCGGGAAGGCGCGAAAGCGGGGCACACGACTCTGGAGACAGTCGGGTTCACTGATGCGTTTTCGACACATTGCTCGGTTGTGTACTCGCTTGAGTACCCGCATAAGACTGCGTCCGACAAGCGCACGCGGATCATACGCACGATCAAAGGTCGCGAAGGTGAGTCTGCGCAGATTGCGATCACGTTTCGGTTCAATCCTGTTTGCTTCGAGGAGATACCGATTCATTACGCGCTCAGCAGTAGGGAAATACTGAACCAAAACGTCAATATCGACTGGATGCTGGAGGATTAGACGTGAGTATCTGCGAGGGATGCCCTCTTGCATGCGAACAACTACCGCGAATCAAAGCGGCGGGGGATCTTCGTACTGCGAAATATCTAGTTGTTTCTGGTCTTCCGTTCGTAGATAACGAAGAAGGAGGATATGGCGAGCAATCGCATCTGTCGCATGCGTCGATGACTGTTTTTAACCGTGCGATGGAAGAAGCCGGGTTCAGCAAAGACGAGTTCGTGTTTCATGCTCATGTACGCTGCGGACACAAGCCCGACACCTACAGTGCGAAATCACGAAAGGCGATACTAGAGCACTGCAGACATTATCTGAAAGCAGTTGTCCGGCAGATGAAGCCGGTCGCAATCATCACGCTAGGGGCGGAAGCGGCGAAGGCTGTTTTCGGACGGCCGAAGAAGATTACCAAGATTCGTGGGCAGGTTGAGTTCTCTGAGGAGTTCATGCGCCCTGTCTACCCGATGATTGATCCGTTTGTCGTTGCAAGCTACCCCCAGAATTGGGGCGTATTTCGCGCTGATGCGCTGACGCTTAAGCGGTTGGCGGATGGTGATTTTCATGCCGATGCAGCGAAGCACAGCCTTGTTACTGGCTACGAGATTGTGGATGACTTGCAGTTCTTGATAGACCAAAACCCCAGTCAGTTGGTTGTTGACGTGGAAACCGACGGCCTCGACTGGTTTGATCGGTCAAAGCAGTTGTTAACGATTCAGTTGAGCCCGCAACCCGGCGTAGGATACCTGTTGTCTTGGGATCATCCAGAACGTCCGGCACCAAGGCGGGTAAGACGCAAGCTGAAGCAGCAGCTCACTCACTTGCTGTGCTCAACAGACAGGTCTGTTATAGGATTCAATCTGAAGTTCGATTTGCTGTGGATCACTACCAGACTCGGGATACGATTCAAGATTGACCATGATGTTCTGTTGCTGGCGGCACTCCATGACGAGAATCAGCGATCTAAGGATTTGTCTACGCTAACGAAGATTTTCGTGCCCGAGCTTGCTGGGTACGACGACTGGTTCAATCGGAAGTACGACAAAGCTAAGATGCGGGAAGTTCCGCTGTCTGACATGCTTATGTACGGCGCAGGAGACGTAGATGCGACCTTCAGGCTGTTTCAGTACCTAGAGCCGCTGGTTCGCCGAGATGCGAAATTGTGGCGCAACTATCGCATCGTCACCATGCCGGGCATAAACACACTGGTGAGCATGGAGCTTCGCGGTATGCACTGCGACGCAGCCAAGCTGGACAGCCTTGAAACCTCACTTTCCACCCGAGTCAAGGAGATAGAGACAGCTTTGTTGGCGCAGGTGCCGAGACCGATTAAGCGAGCGCACGTGGATAAGGCGAAGCCGCATGGCTTGAAGTTCTCGCGAGATTCGTTTGTTAGAGACATCCTGTTCGACCATCCCAGCGGGTTTCGGCTGACGCCAGTGTTGTACACCGATTCGACCAAAAACCTACCGGCTGACCAGAGACTGGCGTCGTTAAGCTCGAAGAATCATTTTCCGTACTTCGCTGATACGAATGAGTTTGTTCTGCAACTAATTGAGTACAAGAAGCTGAAACGCTTGCTTGATGCGAACATCAAGAAGTTTCGTGAGAAGTACATGCGCGAGGGGATGATTCACCCATCGTACAGCCTGCACACCACCTCTACCGGCCGCACCAGTTCTCAATCACCAAACTCACAGAACTGGCCGAAGCGCGGTACGTTTGCTAAGGAGTATCGCAACATTTTCGTGCCGCCGGAAGGCTTCGCCGTTGTCGAGGCCGACTATTCGCAAATCGAATTGCGAATAGTAGCAAATATGGCGAATGAGCCTGAGATGGTTCGCATCTATCGCGAAGGCGGGGACATCCACACAGACACTGCTCGGTTTGCGTCGCGGGTCACTGACGAGCAGTTTGCGGCTATGTCCAAGGACGAGCGAGCGCTTTTGCGCTTCAAGGGCAAAGCAATCAACTTCGGCTATGTGTACGGTATGGGGGCTCGCAAATACAAGGTTTACGCGAAGACCCAGTACGGCGTGGACGTTACCGATCAGGAGTCGGAGGATATTCGTAATCTGTACTTCCGTAAGTACAGTGGCTTGGTTTCGTGGCACCAGAAGATGCGTGAGTTCATTCGCGCCAATGGCTATGTCCGATCCTACAGTGGTCGGGTTCGACACCTGCCGATGATTCGGTCTGCCGAGCAGCATGTACGTTCAGCCGCTGAACGCATGGGCATAAACGCCCCGGTGCAGGAGTTCGGGTCTACGTTAGGGCTTATGGCAATGACGGCGATAGACCAAGAACTTGATCCGGCGTATATGGCGCTGGCGAGTTTCGTTCATGACGCCATTTATGTCTTGACGCCGCTTCAGCATGTAGAGTGGGCCGCTAAAACCCTGAAGTATTACATGGAGCGTATGGATCTGAAAGCGTTGTTCGATGTGGATTTCAAGATTCCGTTGATTGCGGATGTTGCCGTTGCTGTTGATGGGTTTGGCGGGGTCAAAGAACTCAAAGCGCTAACACTGGACGATCCATACGACTTCGAAACACAAGCTGGGATCGAGGGGTTGCCTGCGCAGTATGATCCGCCAAATTATGGTCTACGTGATTTGCCGAGCCATTTACGGTGGCGCATAGAATAAAGGTTGACTAATAAACCATTCTTAGGTACAATAGTACCGCACCGTCACGAAGGAGAAACACAATGGCTGAACCAAGAAAACTGCAGATTACGCGGCGCACGCCAGCACGCGACGCGCACGCAGCAACTACCACTGACCGGCTCAGGAGCCTCGGCCGGTTGATCTCCTATAAGGAGCGGGCCATCGCTAGAATGAAGGCCGAGCTGGCATCGCTTCACACGGAAGCGGAAGCAGCACTTGCTGCGCTTGGGCAAACGACGTTTGCTGTCGAGCAGTACGGTACACACGAGGTGTACACGCCTCGTTCGAACTCGTCCACGCAAATAGACAAGGCGGCAGTTGTCGCTTTGGTCGGGGAGCATCGATTCTGTGAAATTGCAGACGTTAGCATAGCGGCGTTGAGGGCCGAGCTGTCGTCCAAAGATTTCGCAGCGGTCACGACTTCTGTCCCGGGCACCCCGAAGGAACCGCAATACAGGTTTCTGCCGCTTCTCCAGCAGAAGCCGCGAGTGCCGGGTAAGAAAGCCAAAGACATGCAGGCGTAGCCATGAACAGGGAAGGCATAGTGCAGGTTTTGAGCTACTTGCATATCGAGTCGGTGACTCATCATTCAGAATGGGTGATGGGCTCATGCCCGTTTGCGCCGTTCAAGCACGACAAGAGGACTGACGCGCGCCCGTCATTCGGCGTGTCGGTCCATGACGCTGCGCCGAGCGTTTTTCATTGCTTCACTTGCAAGTCCACAGGTCCGCTTACCCGGCTCGTGGTGGCTTTGTCGGCACACTACACAGATGGCAGATATGACGAACTGCTGGCAACTATAAACGCGGCCGAGGAGTATGGCTACCCGTTAGAGGAGTGGGGCGACGACATGCGTTCTCCAACTCGCGAACAGCTTGGGGAGCCGCTTGACCCGGAGTTGCTGGAACTTTTCGACCGGGCAGACAACCACTGTTACCTTGAGGATCGCTCTGTTACGAAGGAGGTGTCGAGGCTGATGGGGTTGCGGTACGATCCGCAAGATTCGCAGAAGGAGTCTCGAATCCTGTTCCCGGTCTATACGGCAGATTGTCAGTGGTACGGATTCACTGGCCGTGCAGTACGCGACGGCGCGCAACCGAAAGTGCGCGATTACTTCGGTCTGCCGAAGCGGCTGTTGTTATTGGGGGCGCATCTGGTCCACCGATTCACGGAACGACCTTTTATACTTCTGACCGAAGGGCCGTTTGATTGTGCACGCGGGCTCAGCTACGGTTACGCAACGGTGGCGGCGTTGCATTCCGGGCTCACGGAAGCGCAATCAGATATACTGATTCGTATGAATCGCCCGGTGGTCTCGTTTTTCGACAATGACGAGGCGGGCAGGCTTGGAACGAAACAAGCCAAAGCTCGGCTGGGTAAACACATACCATTCTTGGTGCCGGAATGGAGGCATTCTGTTTGCTTTCGATCCGATTCACAGAGGAGGGAGGTAGGTGCACATGACTTAGATGAACTGACGGAAGATGAAGTTCACGGCATGGTCCGTGAAGCCGAGTTGTACTGATGTACGAGATACAGCCAATTCACGCCGCGAACGAGTCTGATGGCACGCATCCGATTACGAGGTTGTGCAACGGACATCCAGTAGCTTTGAAGATGTGCGTCGTTGACAGGGTTCACAAACGACAGGGAACGGCATTGTTGTTCCTGTGTCCATTGAGCGTGTTTAACGGCGACACCGCAAAGCTGTTGGTTGCGGTTGATAGAGGCAGAGCCGAGGTAATGGACTTGCACCGGCTACGCGTACAGAGGTTTTTTGTGCTTGGGATACAGATTCAATCAGCCAAGGTGTTGATCTCTGAAATCAACAAGAGACTGCGAATAGTCTAAGGAGTGTTCAATGAGTACGAGAGATAGGAACCGCACGCCTCAACAGACTGCGGGATCGAGAGCCAGCTTCTTTGGCTCCGCTGGGCGAGAAGAAGCGCGGCTTGAGCAGGAACGGATTGCGGCACGACGTGCCGCCGCGCGTTCGCGTGTGAATGAGCCGTTCAGGTTCTGGATGGCTCCCAACAGCCAGCGTCGGGTTATCATACTGGACCGGCACATCGAGTTCTACAGGTATGAGCATTCTCTGATGAATCCGAGGACTGGGCGGGAAGACACGTTCCTGCCGTGCCCGAACCACATCGAAGGTTGCCCCATCTGCGCCTCCGGCAAGAACCCGTACTATGCGATGTACCTGACCGTCATCGACCCGGAGGGTTACCAGCCGAAGGATGCAACCAAGCCTTACGTGGAATGGTCGCGCAAGTTGCTGATCGTCAAGTCCGGTATGCAGAACAAATGGCTCCGGTTTGAGGAGCAGCACAGCGATGGCGAGGACGGGATTCGCGGTGCAGTAGTTGAGCTGTATCGCGACACTGACAAGGAGCCTCGAAGTGGGGCAGATTTGCAGTTCATCGAGTGGGCACCGGATCTGTCGATCTACGTTCGCACTCGAATGGGGCAGAACAACCAGACTGTCGAGGAGGACTGCTCGGAACCATGCAATTACATGGAGTTGTACCCGGAGATGTCGGAGGAGGAGGTTGCGAAGGCGGCGGGAGTGCCTTACAGGCCGTCGGCGGCAGTTGCTGGCAGGCCGTTTGGGCGACAGCAATCCGCTGCCCCGCTCCCCGGATCGGATGCCGAAACCGATTCGGTGCTCAACGGTGAGTTTTCGGCGGAAGAGGACGATCTGCCGTGGGATGCGCCGATAGAGGAGGACGACGAAGTCGATGCGCCGGAACCGTCTGCGTCTTCTCGTCGGTCGGAATCGCGAGGCCGTCCGGCAGCGTCCAGCCGACCTGTTACGGGCCGTCCGACCGCACGAGCCGCCGAGCCTGCGCAACGGACGGCGGCGCCTGCCGCACGAACGCGTGACCCGTCTGAACGGCCCGCTGTGCGACCTGTTACGCGCCCGACGACTCGTAGGAGGTAGTGTGTCGCGGAGCGTGCAGTTTGTGCGAGGCATGATAGCTGCAGGATCGCAGCTATCTGCCTCTGAGGCATCGTTGCGGAATACCTTGCAGGTCAAGGTCCGCAACTACGCCACGAACAGCAACGATACTGTTCTTGCGTACCGAGAAACCGATGGCGGGCTGTATGTGCCACGGGCGTTTGCGGTTGCACGAGGTATTGCAAACGATAGCAACATCAGCTTGTCTATTGGCGACAGACTGCGCGCTCCACGTACATTGCCTGAGTTGCGGGGTCATCAGCACAGGCCAGTGAATGACGTAGTTAGGAGGTTCGACAGGCACTACGATCTGATCTTTCAAGCGTACACTGGGTCCGGGAAAACCGTGATGGGCTGCACTATCGCCGCCCGTCTCGGGAGGAAGACCCTGATCTTGGTCGATCAAGAACGCATAATGGATCAATGGGTCGTGACCTTGAACAAGTTGTTTGGTTACGAGGTTAGTGAAGTCGGAATTGTGCAAGGCTCGGTGGCAGTTTACGAGCGTTGCGGGTTTGTGATTGCAATGATACAGACTCTGTACAATCGTCAATACCATAGTTCGTTCTATGAACGGTTCGGTACAGTGATATTTGACGAGTACCAAGTTTGCGGGGCGGATCAGTTCAGTAATGTGCTTGGCATGTTCCCCGCCCGGTACAGACTTGGGTTGTCCGCAACAGACCGCAAGGACGCAAAACAAAAGCTGATCGAGTGGCACTTAGGGTCTGACAGGGTTGTTCTTGCGGAAGGTCGGCCGAAGTCACAAGCACGGTATGTGGAGTATACTGGCAACATACCTAGCTGGTATGCGCAGATTTCGCCCAAGGATGGCAGGTATGTGTCGGAGCTTGTCGCAGACTCGGACAGGAATGCACTCATTACGCGGCTAGTGCACCGCCTTTACCAGAAGCACCGTAACCTGCTGGTGATCGGCGCTCGAATCCATCATTTGGAGTGTTTGGCGTCGATGGCGGTACTTGCAGGCGTTCCACGCGAAGACATCTTGGTGTACACAGGCAGACGAAACACGTGGCGATTTCGGAAGGTTCTTGGCGGGCACAAACGTCCAGAGCACTGGGAAAAAGGGACGGAGTACACCCCTATTCAGTTTCGTCTGTACGAAACGAAAACGGATATGCGGAAGCAGGCAGCGTTGCTAGATTCTGCAAGAATCATATTCACCACCTACTCGGTGTTTGGCAAGGCAGTAGACGTGCCGCACCTCGATGCGGGGATAGACGTTACGCCGAGAGCTAACTTTGTGCAGGTGCATGGCAGGATTTTACGAGTTGCGCCTGATAAGCTAACTCCGATATGGGTCACGATCCGGGATCGCGATTCGTTTCGTGCAGAGTACCAGTTTGCTGCGCGAGTTGCAGAGTTTGTGAAATCGAACGCTGAGGTGTTTTTATGGGACTTGGAGCGAGGACTTCAGAAGCAAGAACCGGCGCGTCTTCTGCGCGACGTAAAACGCCGCGTGGAAGCGCTCAAAGCGCATCGAATAAGCGGCAACGAGCACGAGAGAAATATCGTAGCGATGCCGACTACAGGCAACGCGCGAAAAACGCTGCGCGGAGGGCGTACCTGAAGACCAAGACGATAACAGAACCGAGCGCTCTAGCCGGCGGGCCTTTGGTTGCGGGAGTTTTGCGCGAAATTGTGTCGCCCACTAGCGGTACGCTGTTCACGGCCGAGACGTACTCCATGCAGGAGCTTGCACTAGCTACTGGAAAGACGCTGGTTACTGTGAAGTCTTGGGTGACGAAACGGCTCGTTCCCGCGCCTGTGTATCGCGACACAAAGTACAACCACCGCAGATACTTGCGAGAGGAGGTGGATGTGATTGCGGCTACGCTAGTGAGTTTGCACATCGGCGGCTATGACTATTTTCACCCTTCTGCACGAATCTATGCAGAAGTGATGGCTGACGTAATTGAACGTGTGCGAGCCAACTATCCATGACAACAGCGCACAACTGCGTTGTGAGGGGGACGATAATGAAGCGGTATTTGGTGTTTGCGGGCGATACTTATTACCCGGAAGGCGGGGCACGCGAGTTCCATGCAGCGTTCGATACTGTTGAGGATGCGCGCGATGCGCTGGTCTGCCATCAGTGGGGAACGTGGGCGCATGTTTTCGACCTAGAAACGGAATCCATAATCGATTATCTGCCGAAGGAATAAGGACACACAACCAATGACTACTCAGACCTCTGTACGAAAGCGCCGTTCTGACGTTGTGAAGGTGCAAGGCCAGATGACCGTTGCTGTGAAGAATGTCGTCGTCAAGGAAGTTGTTGACGACCGCGAGCAGACCGTACCGCTGCAAGTAGAGGAGTTTTTGGTCGATCCTGCCTATGTCGAAGTCGGGGCGTCCGTTACCCGTAATCTGGGCAACTACGAATCTCTGAGGGTGCATGTAGAGGTGCGCATACCCTGTTACAAGGAGCAGCTTCAGCAGCGTTCCGAGGAAATTGCTGGGCTGGTTCAGCGGCGTCTTGTCGAAGAACTAGACGCCTATCTGAAAGACCGAGAGGCGGGCGTCCTATGACTAGGGTACGATTGAAGCGGCCTGCGGATTCTCAACAGACTGAACTAGATGAAACCCTCACCAGCATTACGAAGAAGTACGGTCCTGTATCCAACAAGGGAACACATATCAATGCACCACAGCGCATAAGCACTGGATCGTTTATTCTGGATCTGTGCACGCTCGGCGGGATACCGCAGGGGCGGCAGAGCATGATCGTTGGCGAGAAACATGCTGGCAAGACTACCATTGCCTGCAAGATAATTGCTAACGCTCAGCGCAAATATCCAGACAGTGTTGCAGTATTCATGGACTGCGAGAAAGCCTTTGACACGGTGTGGGCCAAAAAGTTGGGCGTCGATCTTGAGCGAATCCAAGTCGTGGAATCTCAGATTGGCGAACATGCGGTGGATATGGCGGATCTGTTCGTCTCGACCGAGCAGGTATCCATCCTCGTTATAGACTCGTTGGCGACTTTGCTACCGTTTGCAGAAGCAGACAGTAGCGCTGAGGATGCACATATTGGACTGCAGTCGAGATTGATTGGTCGGTTGTGCCGCAAGATTACTGGCTCGATGGTGCACGAAAGGCTGCGAGGTCACGAGCCTGCCGTTTTGTACATCAATCAATTTCGCACTCGGATCGGACAGATGTATGGTGACAATCGCATAGCGCCCGGCGGGCGTGCGGTAGAGCACTTCCCTAGTCTAGTGTGGCGGATGCTCAACAAGGAGACAGTAGGCAAAGACCAGTACGATGTGGATGTTGTAACCCACAACGTGCATGAGTTTGCAATTACCAAGAACAAGGTTAACAACGGCCCGAGGCAGGGCGAGTTCAAGTTGTGCCGTATGGATGACCTCGATTCTGGTCTCCACGACGGTGACGTGGACGATTCGCCAACTGTCTTGGCGTATGCCAAGAAGTTTGGGGTATTCACGGGCGGTGGGAAATACTGGAAGCTGGAGTTTGATGGTCAGGAGTATTCGCTTGAAAGCCCCGCTAAAGCGGCCGTCTTCTTGAACCAGAATCGTGGAGTTTATCGTGCCCTGAGCAACTACTTGCTTCGGGCGCAAGCCCAGCACATGGGGATGCCTCGAAAGTTCCTGTTGCGGTTCGACACTACGGTGCACGAAGATGACCCGAGCGAGTAAACTGGCTAGGATGTCTGGCGCTAACGACCGTCGGTCTGCTGCACACAAGCGAGCGGCAGCGCAGGAGAAGTACCTTGCACGACGCGGAGATGGCAAGCTCACGCCCGGTAGTGGTAACAAGCTCCACAAGGGCGATGTGATTCGGTACAACGGTCTCTATCGCGTTGAGGCTAAATGCACTACACACCGTTCGTTCTCGGTTACGTTAGCGATGCTAGAGAAGATTGAAAACGCTGCGCTTGCAAACAGGGAACTACCAGCGATTGTAATAGAGTTCTTAGACAGCGCGGGCAATCCGTTTAAGGAAATCGCTGTCGTTCCTGTCTATGCACTGGACGCAGATAACCTGCGAAAGCCATAACTACAGAGGAGTGGGTATGCGTCGTTCTGCGGATATACTCTACGGCAGCGGTTCTACGAGGCGTAGGCGGGAAGTCGAGACGCCGCCGACCCCCGCTGCTGCAGAGGCGCACATACGAGGATACAATCGTCCTACAGCGATTCTGCCGTCTTTAAACACCGGCCCCGTCTTAAGACACATGCGCGAAAGCGGGCACATTCATGTTTCTGATCTAGTATCGAGATGTGTTCGGCAAATCGCGCTGACGGAGCGTCTTGCTATTCCTGTAGCGCCACAGACGCTGTGGGATAGTCAAGGCATTACATTCGCTATAGGCGAGTCGATAGGTCGGTTTGTAGTCAACAAGGTCATGAGCAGGCGAGACGATGTGTATGCCCGCTGGACGTGTGTTTGTTCGGAGGACGATAGACAGCTTTCTGAGCCGATGACGTTGGCGAACGCTCGCAGAGCCGCCGAGCGCGGCGTTCGGTGTGATAAGTGCCAATCGCCTTTACTGAACCATGCCGAGCTACAGGTCATTGACGATACCGATAAGATTGTGGGGCATATCGATCTGGCGCTCTACATGAATGCGTTGTTGATTGTCGAGGTTAAGAGCATGGCGCGTCCGCAGTTTGAAGAACTTAACCGTCCGCAGCCGGACCATATTGTGCAAACTCTCTTGTATTGGCGCTTGTTCGAGCGTAAGCGCACTATATCGTTGTACGACAAGGTGTCGATTTTGTATGTGTGCAAAGATTGGAAGATTGGCACTCCGTTCAAAGAGTTTGTGGTTGACGTGCCCTCGAACTACGAACGAGCCACCAGCTACCTGATTGAAGCACGGCAGCTTAACGACTATCGAACAGGCACGTCTAGTGCCCCGCCGCCCCGCACGCTGTGTTCGTCTCGAAGCCAGAAGCGTGCTCAGAGCTGCCCAGCAGCGGTTGCCTGCTTCCGACTTGCGCCGGAGGTTGCTGGCTGATGAACAGTGTTGTCGTAGGGATCGACCCTTCTCTGAACGGGACCGGGCTGGCAGTTCTACAGGGCGGGCGCTTGACCTATCAGCATGTGCGGCTCAACAACCGTAGCGACAATAGAGCAACTGGCACAGCACGATTGCTTTATGTCGCTGCCTCGATTGATGAGTTCTTGACACTGCACAAGGCGGACACAGTCTGCATGGAAGGCGTCGCTATGCACGGAGTGGGGCGGGTTGCCGACATTGCCGAGCTGCATGGCGCTGTTCGTGTTGTTGCTGCGCTGCAAGGATGCAGCATCGTTACAGTGCCGCCGTCGGCGCTGAAGAAGTACGCAACCGGCAATGGCAGAGCTGATAAACAGGATATGATTGCTGCGGCGAGACGCAGGACTACAGGTGCGCACATCCCTAACGACGATATTGCGGATGCGGTGTTGCTTATGTTTTTCGGGATTGATTTGCGCTATAATAGGGATGCCAAGATTCGACTCGCCATGGCCCGCAAGGCAAGAGTTGAGCCGTTTGCGAAAGTAGCTGGGACGATTCAGCAGTTATATGCGGTTTGCAGACGGTAGCAAATCTTCGCTGTAGCGGTTGACTTGGTTATTGTGGAAGTCGATAATGGTCACGCCAGCAATGGTATACGGTACGTTTATCCACGCATGGAGTAAGCACAATGGTCAAGTCAGTAACGAAACCGCAGGTTAACAAGCCTGCCGTCAAGCCGGCCGTCAAGGCCGCTGCCAAGCCGGCCGTCAAGGCCGCTGCCAAGCCGGCCGTCAAGGCCGCTGAAGCACGGTACGAACTGAAGCAGGTCGTCCAGTTCGTCGGATTTTCCGATCCTGAGAGCCTGCCCGATGGCGCGGAGATGCTGGTAGCTGGCCAGCAGTACCCGGTATCGGCCGTGATCCCGCCCGACGAGGACAACGACGAGACGGTGTACAAGCTCAAGGTCACGGGCGAAGACGGCGACGTGTTCGACATCGAAGTGTTCGAAGACGAGATTGCGCTGCCTTCCGCCGGGAACAAGAGCAAGCAGTCCGCCAAGCCTGCCGCCAAGGCCAAGCCTGCCGCCAAGGCCAAGGCGACTGTCGCGCCGGTCGAAGAAGAAGACGACGAAGAAGACGAAGAAGAGGCTGAAGAAGCCGAAGAAGACGAAGAAGAAGCCGACCCTGAACTCGGCAACATGATCGTCCTCACCGAAGACGAGGAAGATCCTGAAGTCCGGCAGATGGTCGAGGAGAGTGACGATGTCCGCGAGTTGATTGCGGAACTGTCCACGGCCAGTATCAACGCCGAGTGGCAGTTGGGGGCCGCGCTCTACGCGGTGCGGGTTCGCAAGCTCTATCGCTATCTGGACTCGCGCTACGAGGGGTTGGGAGGGTTTCGTCTATTTACCGAGGACATGAACGTCGGTTATCGCAAGGCGATGGATCTGCTCGCGATCTACACCCAGTTCCGACGCCACGGTCTCGGAGCCGACGATCTGGCCACCATCGGCTACTCGAAGGCTGCGCTCATTCAGCGTGTGTTCGACGACGCCGACCCGGCGGGCCTGATGGAAGCGGCTTCGACGCAGTCCGTTACCGAGCTGAAGGAGACCATCAGCGCCACCCGCAACCAGACGGCGACGCCCGGTAGCAAGCGTGACGTTGTCAAGATGGAGCGGTTCACGTTCGCGCTGCCGGAGGCGGCGTCCGATACCGTAAGTGCAATTCTCGCAATTGCGCAAGAGACGCTTGACCTGCCCCCCGCTGAGACGTTCGAGCGTATCGTTCTCGATTGGGCGGAATCCTTCCTCGAACAGAAGGACGTTCGTCGTCTGGTTCGTCAGCGGGCGAAGGCGCGGCAGGAAGCGCAGAAGGCAGTCGATGGCGCCGAGGAGGAGTAGTCGAATCTGCTAGAGGGGAGCACGGCGGGGGCAACCCCGCCGTTTTTTTTCGAATGATGCACCGCGTGAGTGAGGCAGGCTATGAGCGCCCGCACTAGACGTAGTCGCGCTGCCGTCGCCCAGCAGCAGCTTGAGCTGGAATACCTCGAAATTGAGGACATTCACGAATACGAGAACAACCCCCGCGACAACGATGCTGCAGTCGAGTATGTGGCGAACTCGATTCGTGAGTTTGGATTCATCATTCCGTGCCTTGTCGATGCTGATAATGTGCTTGTTGCCGGACATACACGGGTCAAGGCAGCGAAAGCTCTTGGTTACAGCAGCGTTCCAGTAGTTCGTGTACACCATCTGTCCGAGGACCAGATTCGGGCGTTTCGAATCGTTGACAACAAGCTCGCCGAGATCGCTACGTGGAACACAGACTTGCTGTCGGCCGAGTTGTCGGAGCTGGTGGGCGTAATCGATTTCACGTATCTGGGGTTTTCTCGCGAGGAGGTAGATTGCCTTACGCAAGTGGTTGCAGACGATTGCCTATCGTCCACGCCAAGCGAGGACACAGTGCAGGCAGCTACCAGCACAAACAACGGACTTGGACCGCTTCGAACGCGAATTGTAATCGGCGAGTTTGTGCTTCATCTTCCAGTAGAAACGTACAACCTGTGGGCGACTGCGCTTAAGGTGCAGTTCAACTACGTCAATGCGAATATCCAAGAGGAGCTGTTTCGTAGGCTTGGGCTGGATAACGAGGCGCTGGCGGAAGTCGGAATAGCTACCGAAGGAACCGGAGATGGTGACGTTTGCGATTGATAAGGTCGGTGTAACTGACGTTCGACCAGACGCATCCAACCCACGAAAGGCCGATGCTGTACGCACTATGCTTCTACGCCTGTCGCTGCTGAAGCTCGGATTTGTGCAGCCGATCTTTTGTGACCGAAGCGGGCTTGTATTGTCAGGGCACCAGCGGCTAGCACGGGCCGTAGACATTGGCTACAAAACTGTACCAGTGGTTACGGTAGATGTTGAGGCCAAGGTGAAGAAGGGCATCAACGTCCTTTTCAACCGTGCTACAAATGACTTTACTGCGTTTCAGACCGGCACCAGTCAGCGGGATCG